ATGGGCACCGGCGAAACCCGCGAGGTCCTGCTGACGATCCGGCCCGGCGAGTCCGTCGACGAGTTCACCAGCCGGATCGCCGACACCGCGCCCCCGCTGACGCCCGAGCTTGCGGCCACCCTCCGCGCCCTGCTCCCCGTCACCACTCCACCGGTTGCCGCTCCGACGGCTCCGGCCTTCCAGACGGCTCGCCGAGCCGCCTGAACGCACTGAGGGCCCGCCGTGCCCCCGGCGAGCCCTCGGCCCAACCACCCATCACCTGAAGGAACGAGGTGGGCCCGATGCACTCCAGCATCGCACACGTCCCCCGCGTCCGCGGCGGGAAGAGCACCGCCGAGACAGAACGCGACGACCTTCGCGATCTCCTGGCCGCCGTCCTGGAAGCCCTGGACCTGCCCGCCGACCCCCGGCGCGACATCACCGCCATCATGCGGATCGGCGCGGTCACCGGCACCCTGCGGGACGTCCTGAACGGCGACGCGACCAACGGCATCCCGTGGGAGACGGACTACCTCCGCAAGGAGATCGCCCGCCTCGCCGGGCAGGGCTGGTGACCGCCGTGCCCGAGCCGATAGACCCCGAGTACCTGCGCCTGACACAGCAGACCGTCGCGGCCGTGCCGAACGGCCCCTGGGCGCCGATCACCAACGACTACGGCACGCCGGACGCGGTCGGCCCGATCTCCTTCCTGGAGACGGCGTCGGGCGAGTACCAGGTGCCCGTCATCCAGTTCATCCGGCACGCCCGCGAGGCCCTGCCCCGCTACGTCGGCGAGGTCACCCGGCAGCGCGACGAGATCAAGCTGCTCAAGCGGCGCCTGGCGCAGCTGGAGAAGAGCGGCGGTGACCACCATGACCGGTGAAGCGCTCAGCCCCCGCCTGCTCGCGCAGCTGCGGACCGCGACCGAACGGAACCCCTCCGCCCCGGCCACTCGCACCGTGCGGCTGCTGCTCGCCGAGATCGACCGGCTCAACACGAGCCCGCCGATCGAACTACTGGAGCCCGCCGACGACTGCCCACTGACCCGCCGCCAGCTCCAGATCCTGCTCGGCACCGCCAACGGCAAGGAGTGCCCGGCCATCGCCCGTGACCTGATGCTGTCGCCCAAGACGGTCAGGAAGTACAGGGCGATCGCCATGAGGCGCCTCGGCGTCCGCACGCCTGCCCAGGCCGTGGCCGTCTGCCTCATACGCGGCTGGTTCCCGCGCGGCTCCGTGCCGGTGCCCGACCTGCCGCACCGGCCGTCACCCGTCAAGGTCCGCAACACCTACCGGGAGCGCGCCGCACTGCTGCGCGAGACGCCCGGCGAGTGGGGAGTCGTCGCCGTCTACGACAGCGGTCCCACCGCGCGGCAGAGCGCCTACCGGCTGCGCAGCGGAGCCTTCAAGGCCTTCCGGCCCGCCGGGATGTGGGAGGCCGAGGCCTTCACCGAGGACGGCGAACACGGAGTCCGCGCCCGCTACCTCGGCACCACCGACACCACAGAGAGGGCAGCGTCATGACCGCCCGCACGCTCGACTACCGGGGCAGCGTTGTCCCCTCCAGCTACCCGTGGGGCGAGACGCGTGCGCGCCTCATCTCGCTCGCCGAGCAGTTCCCGGTCGGCTCACGCATCGTCCACGCCTGCGGCCGTGAGGGCACCGTCGCCCTGGACCAGCCCGACCACGTCCCCGGCATGTTCAACGGACGGCCCACCGCTGTGTGCCTCGGAGGAGAGTGGCACGACACCCCGATGGTCTTCGCCACCTGGGACAACGAGTACGACCTCGTCTGGCGCGTCTGGGTGCCCGTCGCCAAGATCCGCCGTGGCAGCGCCCCGGCCGTGAACCGGCCCGGCAACAAGGCCCGGATCGGTGGCCGCCGATGAGGTACGCGGTCATCGCCTCGGACGGCGAACTCACCCAGCACGACGGCGACCTCGACTGGGACGACGTGATCGGCCCGGAGGGCAAGGACCGGGTGCGGCTGCATCCGTCGCTCGCCGTCGCCGCGTTCGTGAACGACGTGGGCCTGTACTACCCGGCCCGCTACCCCCGCAACGTCATCGGGTCCTGCGTGCTGGCCGCCTTCGGCGCGCCGTTGCAGCCCTACGCGGGCCCGGTCGTCTTCACCGGCTGGAACCCTGGCAACACGCCGCTGGGCCTGTCGGAGATCTGCTCGCTGCCGCAGCCCGTGGACGCCCTCGACACGGTTCACGGCGACGTCTTCAAGGCCCTGAACGGGCAGAGGCCCCGCCACCTGTCACCGAGCTGGGCCGAGACGATGCGCGAAGTCGCCGACCATGCCCGCACCGCACCCACCCCCGGCATCACGATCCGGACGGTGACGCTGCGATGAAGACCACCCGTCCGGCGTTCACGTCGTCCGCCGCCCCTGGAACGGGGGCCGCTGCGGAAGCGAAGGCAGGAGAGGAGCACGTCCGTTCCTCTGCTCCGGTGACCCCGCCTGCGCCGGGCGGGTCCCAGACCGCTCGCCCGGAGTCAACGTCACCTGCCGGCGTCCGCAGCGCCGCGACGGGAGCCAAGGCCGGAGAGGACCCCCTGCGCACTCGGCGTCCTGAGACCCCGCCTGCTCCGGGCGAGCACCACACCACCCGTACGGCGTCAACGTCACCCGCTCCGCCACCGAGCACCGGCGCGGCGGGAGCGAAGGCCGGAGAGGGGCCACCGCGACAGACCCCCGCTCCGAAGACCCGGCCTGCGCCGTACGGGGCCAACGCCGGGCCGGAGGCGACCGTCCCCGCCTCCGGCCCGGTCACCCCCACGGCCCGTCTGCTGCTGCCCGCCGGTGCACCGGAGGACGTCTGGTCGGAGACCCGGCGGCAAGGCGTCGGCGGCTCCGACGTCGCCGCGATCCTCGGCATGGACAGCTACGGCGGGGCGCTGCGGGTGTGGCTGGAGAAGACCGGCCAGGCCCGCAGTGAGCGCGACGCCCGACTGGAGCGCTCCGCCCGGCGCGGCCACGCCCTTGAGGGGCTGGTCGCGGAGTTCTTCGCCGAAGAGTCGGGGCTGACCGTCCTCGACTCGCCGGGCACCCTCCAGCACGTCGACCGCCCGTACTGGATCGCCAACCCTGACCGGCTCGTCGCCGACCAGGACCCGGGCGACCTCGCCGTGCTGGAGTGCAAGTCCCGCACCTGGCGGTCCGCGCGGGCGGAGAACTGGCGCGGCGAGCAGGCCCCCGACGGGCCCGCGATCCAGGCGCACTGGTACCTGACCGTCACCGGCTACCGGGCTGCCTACGTCGCCGGGCTCATCGACGACGACCTCGTCTGGTTCCGGCTGGAGCGGGACGACGAACTGTGCGGCATGCTCGCCGACGCCGTCGACCGGTTCTGGCACGACCACGTCCTCGCCGGTATCCCGCCGGAGCCGGACGGGAGCGAGGCCGCCACCGAGCTGCTGGCCCGTCTGTGGGACGCCCGCGAGGAAGCCACGGTGGAGGTTGACCCGGTGGAGGCCGCGTTGCTTACGCAGCGCCGCCGGGAGCTGCGCGAGCAGATGGACGCCCTCGGTGAGGAGCTGACCGCGACCGAGAACCGGATGCGCGCCCTACTCGGTGACGCCGAGGTCGCCACGGTCGGCACGAAGCCGGTCATCACCTGGCGGCAGAACGGCCAGTTCGCGCCCGCTCGTTTCCGGCAGGAGCAGCCCGAGCTGGCCGCCGCGTACACCCGCCTGGTCCCGGCCGTCGACACCGAACGGCTCGCCGCCGACCACCCCGACACCTACCGCAAGTACCGGGCGCGCGTGCTGCGCGTGCCCTCGGAAGGATGACCATGTCCGACCTCAAGGACCGCGTAAGGCAGGCCACCAGCGGCCAGGATGACCAGCAGCCGCAGCAGCCGGTCACCGACCTCGCCGTCAACGACACCGCCCGCCAGTGGCTCCAGCGCCGCGAGACCTACTTCGTCGACGCCCTCCCCAGGCACGTCGACCGGGCGCACTTCATGGCCGTCGCCCATGCCCGCATGGAGGACCTGAAGAACTGCACGCCGGCGTCCATCCACACCGCGCTGCTGGCCTGCGCCCGCTTCGGCCTGGAGCCCGACGGCAAGCACGCCGCGATTATCCCGTACGGCGACGTGGCGACCTTCCAGCCGATGTACGAGGGCTACATCGACCTGATGTACCGGCACCCGCGGGTCGACTCGGTGCACTTCAACTGGATCCGGGAGAAGGACCAGTGGGACTACACGCCCACCGAGCCGTCGCCCCGGGACTTCTTCCACAAGCCGCGCATCGACCTGTCCGACGAAGAGCGCGGCGAGGTCATCCTGGCGTACGCGTTCGCGTGGATCGACGGCCGACGCTCCCAGGTCATCATTCTCAACCGGGACCAGGCGGAGAAGATCCGCGACAAGTACTCGAAGGCGTACAAGAAGGCCGAGCGGCAGAAGAAGTACGACTCGCCCTGGCACACCGACTTCGACGCCATGTGGGCCAAGTCCTGCGTCCTCCGCCTCCGCAAGGTCGTCCCCACCTCGACCGAGCTGGCCGAACTCATGCAGGCCGACACCGACTTCGATGACGACCAGTCCGCCCCGCCCGTCATCCGCGGCACCGTCATCGCCCGCGACGACCAGGAGGCGGACGGTGAGCAGGAGAGGCCGACCGCCGCGTGGCCGAAGACCGCGCAGCCCGGCTCGGACGGCGCCGAGGCTGGTGAGCACCAGTGAACGAACGGGAGACCGAGGAGGCCATGGCGCGGGTGCTGACCGCGCGCGGCTTCCGCACGGTGACCACCGAGCAGTGGACCCGGCAGGGCGCGCTCGATGTCGTACGGGAAGGCCGGCGCCGCTACGCCGACGATCCGCGCGTCCAGGCGCTCGACGAGATCGCGGCCGTCCTCGCCGACCGGCTCTCCAAACACGTCGACGTGCCGCCGGAGTCCATCGCCACGGTGCTGCTCGCGGCCAGCGCCTCCGTGGGCGCGATCGCCCTTATGCATCACCTGCCCGGACCGATGATCGTGGAGATTCTCCAGGTCACTGCCGACGAGCTGGACCGTCGCGCGAACGGGGGTGAGCCGTCGTGACCACCCCTGCTCTCCTGCTCACCGTGTACGGCACCCCGGCCCCGCAGGGCTCGAAGACCCGTAACCGGGCGGGCGCCATGTACGAGTCGTCGGCGGCCGTGAAGCCGTGGAGGGAGGCCGTGAAGACGGCGGCCCTGGACGTGCTGCACCACGACGACGGTTGGGCGGCCCTGGACGGTCCGGTGTGGCTGGACCTGCGGTTCACCCTGCGGCGCCCGAAGAACCACTTCGGCACCGGCAGGAACGCGGGCCTGCTGAAGCCGTCCGCTCCCCAGTTCCCGACGAGCACGCCCGACCTGGACAAGCTGATCCGCTCCACCCAGGACGCGCTGAAGGACGCCGGCGTGCTCGCCGACGACAGCGTCGTCGCACAGCTGTCCGCCTCCAAGGTCTACGTGCTCTGGGGCAACGCCCTCCGTACGCCCGGCGCCGAGATCCGCGTCTGGCGCCTCACCGATCTCCACAAGGAGCCCACCCCGTGACGCAGCTGAAGTTCGACGCCAAGGTGTCCGCCTCGGCGCAGGAAGCGCTGGAGCCACACATCCGACCGGTGTACGACGTGCCCGCCGCCCGGCGCCTGTTCATCGGCGAGTTCGCCGCGATCGAGCGCACCGAGCCCGCTCCGGGCACGGAGAAGGAGGCGAGCGTCAAGGTCCGCATCGTCTCCCTGGAGTTGCCGAACGAGGCGCAGGAGGGCTACGTCCGCGAGGCGCTGCGCTTCCTGCACCTTCAGCGCACCGCGCGCGGAACCCTCGACGACGACGGCCACCTGGAGCTGGACGAGTCCACCCTGCGCCTGACGGGCGGCCAGCTCGCCTACCTCGAAACAGCTCGCCTGCGGGCAGGGCTGAACCACTGGGCGTCGTACGCCCGCCGGGTGCTGCACACCCCGAACCTGACGGTCACCGAGGCGATGCACGAGCTGAAGACCGTCGCCGACGGGCTGAGCGCCGCCCTCGACGGGGCCCGCGGGGACGGAGGCGAGTGAGATGCCCGTGTTCATCGGAGGCCTGCTGCTGGGCGGCCTGTCCGGCGCCGTCACGTACGCCGGGACCGCTGACGGCCAGGTCGCCGGAGCTGTCGCGGCCGTCGTCGCCGTTCTTACCTGGCTCGGCTTCGCCTGCGTGATCTTCCTGGACGACTGACACCCCGCTGACCCGACCCGCCCGAGAGGAGGTGATCCCCATGTCTCAGCGCGTCCGCGTGCCCCTGCGTGTGATCGTCGGCCACTACGCCGACTCCACCGTCAGCGTGTACGTCAAGGTGGCCGCGCTCGCCCGGCGCGAGAGCGGCTGTGAGGCGGGGGTCGCCTACCTCTCCGGGCTGCTGGGGCTGGCGCGCTCCACCGTCGAGCGAGCGCTGACCCAGCTGATGCGGCCGGACCCGACGGACGACGTGGTGGAGCTGACGAGCCACCGGCGCACCCGCCCCGGCGGCGACGGCTGGACCGCTGTGCGCCGCATACGCGCCACCAACCCACAGCGCGAGCACGGCGCTTGGGTGCCCTCCCGCGCCGCCGAATCTCTCAGCCCGCGCCAACTGCGCGCCTACGCCGCCCTGGCGTACGCCACCGCACTGCGCCACGACATCACCCTCGCCGAGCTGGCGCGCGTCCTGCGCCACCGCTCCGGTGCGAAGGCCGGCCAGCCCCTCGATGTGCGCTCCGTGCGGCGCATTCTGCGGGAGCTGGAACGGCTCGGCTGGATCAGCGTGGAGCGGCGCGCCGGGTACCGCGGCCGCCACCTCTACACGGTCCACGACGAGCCGGTGCAGGCCTCGCTCACAGCGGACATTGGAGAGGGATCGGGTGGGGATCTTGGAGAGGGATCGCTACAAGAGGATCACCACCAGACTGACTCACCGGATGATCCGCCCGCTGCCGCCTCTTCCATCCGCCGTAGGCGAGTGCAGGAGGTAGCGCGCGGCCCGGTGGATCACCCTCAGCTCCCGCCGACGCTGCGCCGCCCGTACACCGGGCCGCAGGTCACTCTCGCTCCGCGGATCTGGCGAGTCCTCGAACCCGTGAAGCCCCTGCTCGCCGGGCTGTCGCCGTACGTCGTGCGGCAACTGGCCCGGGAGATCGGGCGACAGCTTGACGAGGGGCAGGAGCCCGAACGGCTGCGCGCCCGGCTCCAGTTCCGCCTGGCGTCCACGGAGACGATCCGCGACCCGGGCCGGTGGCTGCTCGGTCCGGCGATCGTCCGGCGCGGCTGCGGTCTCACCGAGTGCGAGTCCGGCCGGATCTGGCACAGCGGCGTCCGCTGCGAGACGTGCGCATGGCGGCTCGCCACCGGAGCACCGCTCGCCGCCCACCCGCCGACGCGCCGCCCGGCCTGGCACGAGTGCGAAGCCTGCCGCGCCCCGTCCCGCACCTCGCTCCCGGACGGCGTGTGCCGGGCCTGCCGCCCGCCCGATCCCCAGACCTTGCTCAGGAGCTGGCAGCGATGACCTCCTCCGACATACCGCAGCCCGCCACCAGCCAGCTGCTGGCGCTCGCCGCCGCGTCCCGGCCGGACTGGTCGATCGACCAGCTCCGCGATGTCCTCGCGCAGGCCCGCCCCGATATGACCTGGGGCCGCGTCCTGGTCGCCGTCGCCCAGATGATCGCCGACCCCGGCGCGGAGCCGACCGACCTGCTCGCCGCCCTCCCCGAGCCGTGGCGCCAGCGCCGGCGCCCGCCCGGACCCGACACCTACACCCGCGGGGCCGACGCCGCACGCGCAGCCCTGCACGCACCCCAACCACACCGAACGACCGAAGGGACGTGATGGCGATGACCGCAACGATGCACATCGGCCGTCGCACCACCCGCCACCACCCGCTCACCAGCCTGCGCGCCCGGTGGGAAGCGTTCCAGCTGCGGCACTCCCGCCGTGCGCTGGACGCGTACTTCGAACAGGCCCGGCTGCGCCGGCCGGTGACCGACCCGCACCGGCACGCCTGGGAGAACTCGGCCCTGGAAGCGGCGTTCGCGCAGCTCGCGGCCGACCACCCCGAGGCGGTCACCCCGGCCGACGGCGGCACCCCCGCCCGCCACGCCGACCGGGAGACGCTGCTGCTGGCCGCCTGCGACGCCTGGTTCCGCGACGTCCACGGCCCTGAACACCGCTGGAGCCCGCGCACCGTCGCCGCCTACGAGCAGCTCCTGCACGACGTGCGCGCCTGCTTCCACCCCGGCGGTGCGAGATGAGCACCCACACCATCGACACCCACAGCCGTGACCAGCTCCGCACCGTGCTCCGCGGCATCGCTGGCCGCGACGTCGCCGCAGTCCGCGTCACCCGCGTCAGCTGGCCCGACGGCCCGCGCTGGGTCGTGATGCTCCTGGTCGACGACTCGCGTGCCGCCCGAGGCCGCCGCGAGGTTCCGGTGGTCGAGGGACGTCATCACCGGGACGTCGCCCTGCTGCTGCGCGACGCCTTCCCGCTCGCCAACTGGGCCATCGCCCAGGACTACGACATCAGCACCGGCGCCCTCACCGAGCACCGAGTGCCGGTCCCGGCATGCCTGCGAGGTGACGACCTGTGAGCCGTCACCGATCCCGTCAGCGGGCCGACCACCAGCACGCCGCCGAGCAGGCCCGCCAGATGCCCGGTCAGTGGGTCCTCGCCGGAACCTACGGCAGCAGCGCCAGCGCCGTGTCCGCCGCTCTCCAAGTCCGCACCGGCAACCGCGTGCCCGCCTACCGGCCGGCCGGGTCGTTCGAGGCACACACCGAGCTCACCCAGGACGGCGCAGACCTGTGGGTCCGGTACGTCGTCGACCAGCCGGAAGGAGCGTCGACGTGACCACCACGAAGATCGAGTGGGCTGACCGCGTGTGGAACCCGGTCACCGGCTGCACCAAGGTGAGCCCCGGGTGCGACAACTGCTATGCGGAGAACATCGCCCGCCGCTTCGCCGGGTCCAAGGCGTTCCCCGACGGCTTCAGCGTGACCCTGCACGAGGAGCGCCTCAACCAGCCGTTCCGCTGGAAGAAGGCCGCCCGCGTCTTCGTCAACAGCATGTCCGATCTCTTCCACGACGACGTACCGGACCTGTTCATCACCCAGGTCTTCGACGTCATGGAGGCCGGTCTCAACCGGCGGCACACGTTCTTGATCCTGACCAAGCGGCACGCCCGCATGCGGTCCTTCATGCAGGCCCGGCAGAAGGCCAAGCAGGAGTACGCGGCCAAGTTCGACGACTGTCCGACCGAGGGCATGCGCAACAGCCCCGCCGCCAGGGACGCGCGAGCCCGCGCGGCCCGGCTGCCGGCGAACATCTGGCTCGGAGTCAGCGTGGAGAACCAGCGGTGGGCGGACATCCGCATCCCCGCCTTGATGGAGACCCCGGCCGCCGTGCGGTTCCTCAGCTGCGAGCCGCTGCTCGGGCCGGTTGACCTCACACGCTGGCTCCGCCCGGTCCCCGACTGCGGGCACGTCACCCCGGAGGACGGCACCTGCGGCCACCCGGACGCCTTCACACCCGAGTGCCACCGCCGGGCCGACTGCCCCGCCCGGTCCCGCCCGGAGGACTGGCACGGCCTGGACTGGGTCATCGCCGGTGGCGAGTCGGGCCCGCGAGCCAGGCCCATGCACCCCGCCTGGGCGCGCCAGCTGCGGGACGACTGCGACGTCGCGGGCGTGCCGTTCTTCTTCAAGCAGCACGGCGAGTACCTGGCAGCCGCCGTCGTCGACGACCCCGCGTTCTCGGGTGGACGGGCGTACGACAGCCCGCTGGGCGGCCGGCACTCCGCGACGCTCCGCACGCGCGGGCCGAGCAGGACGTTCCGCAGTGGTGAGACCCGGCTCATGCAGCCGGGCGACCGCACCAGCCGGACGGTGATGCTCGACACCGCCACGATCGCGGTCCGCGTTGGCAAGGCCGCCGCGGGTCGTCTGCTGGACGGCCGCACCCACGACGCCTTCCCCCGCGATGACTACCGCGACTCGATTACCTCGGGCCTGACCGAGAGCCTCGACGCCTTCTCCCGCCGCCTCGAAGCAGCGGCGGCCGACACCGACACCGCCCGGAGGACCCGATGACCATCCCCGGCTGGGTGCGCCGCTGGCGCACCAGGTTCTACGACGCGCAGGCACGCAAGCTCAGCGCCCAGCTCGCCGCAGAGAAGGACCGCAACCGCCTCCTGGAGCAGCGGGTGGCCGACCTCCAGGCCGCCAACGAGGGCGCCTACCACGCGCTGGCCATCGAACGCGGTGCCGCCTGCCTCAAGACACCCTGCTCCCTCTGCGCGGCCGCGGTGAAGGACGGTGCAGCGTGATCGCGTACGTGTGCCTCGCCCTCGGCACGGCGGGCACGGTCGTCGTCCTCTACGCCGTGGCACCCGCCGGCCGGGGCCTGCACCGGTACGTCGTACCGCGTTCCACGCTGCGGGCCGAGGCCGCCCGCAGCACTGCGGAGGCAGAGGGGTTGGCCTGCAAGCTGGTCGCTCTCGCCGGGGAACTGGACGCAGTGGGCGGTGAACGCGACGACCTGAAGGCCACCCTGGCGGAGGCCGAAGGGCGGATCGCCGAGCTTGAAGAGCAACTGCGTGAGGCAGCCGAGCTGCGCCAGACGAACACCGCGCTGACGTCCGAGCTGGCCAACATCCGCGCCATCCGGCCGCTGAGCGCCGACGACAGCGTGTCCGCGCGGCCGGACGACGCCCAGGAATTCACCGACCACACCGCTACCGCCTGGCGCGCCCGCGCCTGACCAGACCTGCCCGCCGCCGCGGCGACAGCGGCCCCGGCGGCGGGCGGCACCCAAGTAGGCAAGGAGAACCACGAATGGTCTGCCCCTTCTGCAAGCGGGCCTACCCCTGCATCTGCCCACCCCGCCTCTCTGCGCGTGCCGAGAGGTGACCCATGGGCTACACCGGATCTGTCCCCGACACCGCGGCCCGCCGCCTCGACTGGATGGGCGCCGCCGCATGCCTGGGCCAGCAGGAGATCTTCGACGACCCGGACCGCGTGCACGAGGCGCGCATCATCTGCGTCGCCCGATGCCCGGTCCGCTCCCAGTGCCTGGCCTACACGAAGGAATGCGAGCGCGGCCTGCACCGCGACCAGCGCGACGGCGTCGCCGCCGGGCTCACCCACGACGAGCGGCACCGCCTCGATGACACCGCCGTGCACCGCAAGGACGACGGAGACCCGATCAAGCTGGACGGCTCCGAACGCTGCGGCACCCACATCGCGCTCCTCAGGCACCTGTGGCTGGACGAGCCGATCGACCCCAAGTGCTGGAGCGGCGAGGTGTTCCGCGAACACGGCAACCGCAACGCCCGGCAGCGCGCCGCCCCCGCGCCCAGGCCTGCGCCGCCGGAAACCGCCCGGCCGAAGCGCCGCCCGCGACCGCCGGCCAAGGGCGACACCCCGCACGAGCGGCGGATCTACTCCCTGTGGTCGACGGGTGCGAGCGACCTGGACATCGCCCGCCGCATGGCGGTCAGCGTCCCGTCGGTGCTCCGCGTGCGGGAACGGCTGGGCTTGATCGCCAATCAGGCCGACCGGCAGGCGTCATGAGCGAGAAGCCCTGCACCAAGCGGCCGTACGACTCCCGGTACGAGGCTCGTCGGGCCCTCCTCGCGATCTGGGCGAACCGCAGGGGACGCACGGAGCGGTCCTCGTACTTCTGCCCGGACTGCCAGGCGTGGCACCTGACCAGCCGGAAGCGGCGGCGGCCGTGACCGCACAGCTGCCGATCTTCGCCGACTGCCCATACGGCGGCTGCCAACACAGCCGCTGCGCCTGCCTCGAAGAGGCCCTGCACGAGACCGACGGGCTCGACCAGGACGCCGTCCAACTGCTCGACGACCTGGACGCGGGCCGCGCGGTCATCCACCGGCGGCGAGTGCGCCGCATCGAGACCATCCCGCCCCTCGACACCTACGAACCCCCGCAAGGACCCTGATGTCCCAGCTCAGCATCGCCGCTCTCGCTGTCGGCGCCGTCTCGTTCCTCGGCCTCTGCGCCGGCCTGCGCGACGCCTGGTTTCTCGGTCTGCTGTCCCTGACCTGCATGCTGGCCGGCGCCGACGCCGCGTACCAGGAGCGGGAAGCGTGGGCGATCACGTTCCTCTCGCTCGGCGCCCTGCTGGCGCTGGCGGCCGTCAGCGCGGCGTACCGAGACCGCGTGCGGGAGCGTCGATGACTCCCAACCAGGTCTTCGCCGTGGCCGCGATCGGTGGCTTCGCCGCCGTGATCGGCCTGCTCTTCACCATCGCCCTCGCCGTCGGCGTGCACGCCGCGTTCCAACGGCTGGTCACCGCGCTCGACGAGTCGCGGCAGCGTCGCCGCGACCTCTCCGCCTGCCGCGCCATCGAAGCGCTCGGCACCACTACCGAACCCCAGGACAGAGCATGACCGATCCGATACCCCGCCTCTTCGTCCTGCGTCGCGACCGGGACATCACCGGCGTCTCCGGCCCCGGCGACGTCGCCGACGGCGTGCAGTGGCCGGACGGCTCGGTCGTCCTGCGCTGGCGCGAGCGCCCCTCCACCGCAGTCTGGGACAGCCTGGAACTGATGCTGTCCGTGCACGGCCACGACGGCGCCACCCGCGTCGTGTTCCATGACGAACAGGACCGGGCGCGCGCCGCCGCGGGGCGCGCCTACCAGCTGGCCGACCGCTGGGAGGCGGCCCACGGTTCCGCGATGTTCCTCGTGAGGGTCGCTGGTGCCGAGCTGCGCCAGGTCCTCGATGAGCCTGGGGGCCCGTGCGAGCAGCACCCGCACGCGCCGGTCTTCGACGGCCTGTGCGGCGGCTGCACCCAGTACCCGGCCGACATGCAGCCGTGCACGAAGCACCGCGGCAGGGCCGAGCGGCAGCGGTACGGCTGCAACGGCCCCGACCCGGCCGAAACGGAGGCAGACCGATGATCTGCCGTCCCTGCGCCGACGCCGCCGACGGCATGCCCGGCACCCAGCACTGCGACGAGGCCCGCGCCGAGTCCTGGACGTGCGCCTGCCAGCACCGGCCGCCCGTACGGCCGACCGCCGAGCAGCTTGAGCGCGAGGCGGGTGAGGAACCGTGACCGCGCTCGCCGCCGACCCGGTGGCCTCCGCGCCGAACACAGGCGAGGAGCTGACGCACGCGGTCTGCTTCTGCGATGACGACGTGGCGCTGTGCGGCGCGAACGTCGCCGGTACGGAGTGGGCCACCGAGGACGAAGAGGTGGACTGCGTCGTCTGCCAGGACCTGTTGCTGCTGCCCTGCGCGAGGTGCGGACAGTGACCCACAAGAACGAAGGACCGACCATGCGCCACGCCTTCACCCGAGGCTTCCGCCTGCACCTCGTTGACGGCCGGGTCCTCGACGGCGCCGAGTTCCCGTCCGGCCGCACGTTCGTGATCGACGACCCCGAGTACGGGCTCGCGTCCTGCGCCATCTCGATGGACCACCTGCTCGCGGGCTACCACGGGGCCCGCGTCGAGTGGCCCGAGGACCAACTGGTGCCCACTGCGTTGCTGCTGGACCTGGTGCACATCGTCGCCAACGCCCGGCGGGACCGGCCCTTCCCCGAGGCCGAAGCCCGCGCCGTCCTCGCCCGGCTCACCAAGTACCTGGGCTACGACGTCGCCGAACGCGCCGCCGAACAGGAAGCCAGCCGGGCGCTCGCCCGCGGGGAGACGCACCTGTGAGTAGCACGAGCACCGCCGATGAACTGCGGCACGCCGCACTTCTGCTCCGGAACCCGATCCGCCGCCCCGAACTGTGCGCCGTTGTCGACCTTCCCTTTACCGAGCCGCTCGCCGACTGGCTGGAGGCTGAAGCCCAGCAGGAGGCGTACACGCTCGCCGAGCGCGGGCACCACAGCGCCAGTCCCTACGCGCTCGCTATCGCCCGCCAGATCAACGGCAGCGGGGGCCGAACGTGACCGCACCACATCCCGGCGACGTGATCGCCCAGCATCCGACAGTTCTCGAAGCCGCCATCGCGCTCGCCGACGCCGACCTCCGTGACCGGCACGGCTCCGAGAACTCCGTCGAGCCCTGGTACATCGCGCCCGACGGCCCGGCCGACCACATCTACCCGACCCGCCCCGGCCTGCGCCGGTCCCTGCGAGGGGCCGAACCACAGCAGGGAAGCGGCGTCCTGTACCCCGACGCCGGCGACGTGTGCGGCTGGTGCCGCCGCGTCTGGCACGCACGACGCAAGGAGCAAACCGATGGACGCTGAGCACCACGTCACCACCGTCGACCGGCACGAGTGGACGCTGAAGTCCCCCGCCCACCACACGGAAGTCGAGAAGGCGGTACGGGTCGCCGAGCACGACCGGGCCCGGCTCGCCTCCAGGGGCATACGCACCGGCGACGTCCACGTCCACGCGGCTGACGACCAGCTGGTCATCTCGTTCGAGGCAGCGCGGCCCAGGAACCCCAAGCGGGCCGTCCGCGGGTTCGGCGTCGACGCGGCGGAGGCCACCGATGCAGACGCTTGACGGCCTGGTGGCCGATCTCGTCGACCGCTGGACAGGTGACGAGCAGCATCCCGGCGACGGTGGTCCCGGCCTGATCGCGCGGCTCGACGAACTCGCCCTGCGCACAGCCCAACCGCGGGTGGCCGGGGGCCGTTCCACGCCCGACTCCCGCCCGCCGGCAGCCCTCGATGCCGTCCACTGGAGCACCCGGATCAAGGCCGAGGCGCGGATCCTCGACATGGAGCTGCGCGGCTCGACGCACATGCAGCGCTGGGACCGGGCGTTGAAGGCGCTCCCCGCGGGAGCCGAAGTGACAGGCCGGGTAGGCGAGGTGACGTCCACGGTCGGTACCTGGCACTCGACCGTCCGTACCGTGCTGGGGCTTCAGCCCCCGTCGCGGGAGATGAGCGGCGTGCGCTGCCTCGCCTGCGGTCAGCCCACGATCCACTGCCGCCCCGACGACGACCGGCCGCGCGCGTGGTGCGTGAACCCGGAGTGCGCCGACGAGGAGACGGGCCGCCCAGCACGGTACGAGGGCCGGCGCCTGTATCTGCTCACCACCAACAGCACCGATCGGAGAACCGCGTGACCGCGATCGTCGGCCTCGTGCACGGCGGCACCGTCTACCTCGGCGGCGACTCCGCGGGGGTGGCAGGCTGGAGCCTCACCGTCCGCGCCGACGCCAAGGTCTTCAGCAACGGCCCGTACGTCCTCGGCTTCACCACCTCGTTCCGCATGGGCCAGCTCCTGCGGTACGCGTTCGAGCCGCCCAAGCCGGAAGGGGAAGACCTGGCGCGGTTCATGGCGACCACGTTCGTCGACGCCGTGCGCGAGACGCTGAAGACGGGCGGCTGGCTGAGGCGGGACAGCGAGCGGGAGGACGGCGGGACGTTCCTCGTCGGCGTCGAGGGCCGGCTGTTCGAGGTGCACGACGACTTCCAGGTGGGCGAGCCCGCGGACGGCTACACCGCGGTCGGCTGTGGGCACGAGATCGCGGTCGGAGCCCTGTACGCGACAGCCCGGTCCCGGATGGCGCCGCAGCGGCGTGTGCGGCTGGCGCTGGAGGCTGCGGAGCGGTTCAGCGCGGGAGTCCGCGGCCCCTTCACGTACGCGGACACGGCGGGCTGACCCAGCCTCCCTGGTCGAGCCGTCCCGGGCATCCCCGGGGCGGCTCGTCGCGCGCCGTAGGCGAGTCAGCGCGTCGGAGAATGTAGAACTCAACCCTTGTACTGGATTGGATTTACTCGTACAATTTTCTACATGGGGTCGGTGAGCGGCCCCGGTGGAGCACGCAGGGGGTGCCATGACCGCGCACGTCAACCGCAGGATCACGGTCGCCGAATTCCTGGTTCGGCGCGGCCTCCCCGCTGACTGGCCGTATGGCTCTCCGCTTGGTCGCGTCGCCGCTCGGCTCTACCGGCAGGCCTACGGCCGCGAGCCGGGTCGGGCCTGGCGGTTCATCAACGGCCGGTTCCGGCAGGTCATGACCTACGCGCCCGGCGAGCAGCACGTCCTCGCCCGCGCGTGGGAGCTGTACGGCTGCACCGCCGGACGGTACGCGCCCCGCCCGGCCCGGCCCGCCCCCGTCCGCCGCACCGGCCCGGTCTGGCACGGAAGCGGCGACGCCATGCGGTGGACCCCCAACCCCGGCCCGCTGCGCAGCCACCCGTAATCCGCACCACCCCACCAACCACCGCAAGGGGGAGTCATGTCGGACACGCTGCTTCGCTCGCTGGACCTGATCGAACCGGGCGACCTGGTGATCTACCACGGCTCCATCCCGGAGCTGCACGGCCTGTGGCTCGCCGTCCCGTGCCCGTGCGGCCTCTGCCGGGCCATGGACCGGTTGGGCTTCGCGGACGTCCGCTTCGCGCTCATCGACCCGTGGGGCGAGCTGTCCGGGCCGGTCCACGCCCGCCGCCAGTCCATCACCCGCTCCGCCGCCTGCGGCTGAGCCATCAGACCGGCGGCCGGGCGCCTCCCCCCTCCCCGGCCGCCACTCGGGCCCGTAGCTCAGCGGAAGAGCGGTCGCCTAAACGCGAACGTCAGCGCCGGTTCGAACCCGGCCGGGTCCACCACCACGCACCAACCATCGAAGGGGTCACCGTGAGCAGCACCGACGTCAACCAGCGGTTCCACGACGAGCGCACCGCCCTCGTCCAGTCGACCGGCGCTCGCCGCCGCAGCGACGGCTCGTACGCCGCGACGGTGGGCTACGACCGGGGCGAAGTCATCGGTCGTGACGGCCTGGACACCTCGCGCGGCACCGCCGCCCTGTACACCACCACGCCCGCCTGGCACGGACTGGGCACGGTGATCCCCGGCGGCATCTCCGACATCGGCACCGTGCTGAGGGTCGCGCAGATCGACTTCCAGGTGGACAAGCGGCCGGTCCAGTACGTGTACGGCGGCGAGCGGCGCGTCATGGACGACCAGTTCGTCACGGCCCGCTCCGACACCGGCGCCGCGCTCGGCACGGTCGGCAACCGGTACGAGGTGTTCCAGCAGCGGCAGATTTTCGAGTTCCTGGAAGACCTCGCCGGGCAGCACGGCGTGCTGTGGGAGTCCGCTGGGGCGCTGCGCGGCGGGCGCCGCGTCTTCGTCACCATGCAGGTCCCCGACAGCGTGATCATCGACCGGGGTGGCCTGGACGACGAGATCCGCCTGTTCATCGTGGCGATCAACTCCCACGACGGACGCTCGCAGGCCGAGGTGGTCGTCACCCCGTGGCGCGTCGTCTGCGCCAACACCGAGCGGTTCGCCCTCGCCGACGCCCACTCCCGCTGGACGATCCGCCACACCTCCAGCGGCCTGGAGAACCTGGCTGAGGCCCGCCGCACCCTCGGACTCACCCTGAAGTACGCCGAGGCGTTCGAGGCGGAAGAGACCGCACTCGCCCGCACCGATCTCGCGATCGGCGACTTCCACAAGGTGATCGCCGACCTGTGGCCGCTCGACGACGACGCCACCGACCGCACCAAGGCGCACCACGCCCGGCGGACCGAACGGCTCGACGCGATGTTCCGCACGGAGACCGAGCGCGCCGGACGCACCGCCTACGCCGCCGAGCGAGCGATCACCGACTACCTCGACCACGTCGCCCCCCGACGCCCCGGCCGGTCCATGACCGAAGAGATCGCCCGCGCCACCGCCCTCCTCGAAGGCACCGACGACGAGATCAAGAGCAAGGCCCACCGGCGCCTCCTCGTGCTCACCAGGTCGTGACCAGACCGGCGGCCGGGCTCCCTTCCCCCGGCCCGGCCGCCCTCCCAGGGCCGCGCCCCGCTCTCCCCCCCTGCCCGGCGGGGCGCGGCCCACACAACTCAAGATCGACGCAGCGTAGCTCAGTTGGCAGAGCGCGGATCTTATAAGTCCTGGGTCGCGGGTTCGAGTCCCGCCGCTGCGACTCCCAAGCACCGATCGAAGGAGCCCGCAGTGGGCTACGACATGTACATCAAGGACGTCCCGGAAGGCGACGACAGCGGCTACTTCCGGCTGAACATCTGGGGCATGTCCCGCTACGCCGGGATCATGGAGCAGCTCGGGATGGTCACCAGCGACTACACGCTCGCCCCGTGGCCGGAGAAGCCGGACGACGTCGACTGGGAGGACGTGTCGGCCGTCCGGTACCCCGAGGACTACGAGGGCGACCGGCCGGTCAAGCCGGAGGCCGTCGCCTACGCCAAGACGGTTGACGCGCACCTTGCCTGGCACCCCGACCCGCCGTTCGGTATCGCGCTGCACAAGTTCGGCTCGAACGACGGCTGGCTGGTCACCCCGGAGGAGATCGCCGCCGCCCTGGAGTCCTACCGCACTCACAGCGGCGAAGAGGTCAAGGCGCTTCTCCAGGGCGAACTCGACTACTGGCTCCAGTGGATCGCCTACCTGGAGCGCGCACAGCACCACGGCGGATTCCGCGTCCACTGACCCCCCAGACCGCCCGGCGGCCGGACACGCGACCCGCGCCACGGCGCACCGACTCGCTTCCCGCCGCCGGGCCCCACCCACCGGAGCCCACCATGACGACGCCCGACCAGCACCTGTCCGAGGCCACTGGCCTCGTGCGCGCCTTCAACCACGCCACGATCACCGCCGGCGAGGACTGGCAGTACCCCGGCCACGCCTACCAGGCGATCGGCCAGCTCGGCCACCTCGCCCGCATGCTGCCCCAGGCCATCGAGCAGACCGCCGGCCCCGTGACCCTCACGCACGAGGGGGGCCGGCTCCTCATCGACGGCGGGGGCGACCCGGCTCACGCTGTGCAGCACCTGCGCACCGCCCTCAACACCGCTGTGCAGGCCGCTGAACTCCTGGCCGAGGCCATCGCCCACCTGCACGCCGTGACCGGGCCGATGAGCCTGGACATCCGCGGCCTGCCCGGATTCGAGGACTGACCACCATGTCCGACACGACCTGCCACCACGTTATTGCCCACTGGGTCACCGACGACGAGCGGAAGCAGATCAACGACGCCATCGACTACGCCAGACAGGTCGGCGATCTTCAGGCGCTCCCTCTGCTGCTGGCCCAGCTCACCGAGCCCTGCGACGCGCGCGACGCCCACCGGGCTCAGGGAGAACAGGACACCGGTGCGCCGACGCACGCCACCGGCGACAACGAGGGGAAGGGGACGTGAGCCGGCCGACCGCCCTCACGGTCGCTGCGCGCCAGGCTGTCGTGCGCCAGCTCATCGAGCGGGACCCGAACCTGAGCGCCAGGAAGATCGCAGCTGAGATCGGGGTGGGCAAGGACACGGTGCGGCGCGACCTCGAAGCGATCCGCCACGAAGACAGCCAGGCCGCGCCAGAACCGGCCGCCACCGCGCCGGATGATGCGCCAGACGGCGACCGCCTGGTCCTCGTGCTGGACGAGCCGCTGCGCCAGGCACTCGCCGTACTGCGCGCCACCCGCGCCCGTCCCGACACGCCCCAGGAGAACGTGGCCGCCGCCCGCGCCGCCATCCGAGCCACGGCCGACACCATCGTTGAGACGCAGCACTATCGTCGGGTGGGCTCCCTGTGAGCCGCCCGTGCGGCACTAGCTGCAACCACGGATGACGCTCCGTCGTCTGTCCAAGATGCATCGGCCAAGTCAGGACACGCGATACGTGGAGCCGCCTCAGATGACACCGTCGCCACCGTCGAGCCCCAGTGCGCCTGACTGGCCGCACTGTGGCTACGGCACCACCCCGGAGGACCCCGTCGGCTGCCGCGGCGTCCACGTTCCGGGACACAACGTATGCCTCGCCCACCTGGCCGACGCCGACCGCGACGCCTACCTGGCCAGCCTGACCCCCGGCCGCGACATCGACCACCGCGGCACCCCCTTCACCGAACCCCTGCTCAACGCCCTGCTCAACGCCCTCCGCGACCCCGCCACCGGACACGGACGCCTTGGCACCGCCTGGTTCGAATCGGCGACCTTCCGGGACATCGCCTTGTTCAGGTCGGCGATCTTCGAGGGCGACGCCCTGTTCGGGTCGGCGACCTTCGAGGGCAGCGCCCTGTTCGATTCGGCGACCTTCCAGGGCAGCGCCTGGTTTGGGGATTCGACCTTCCAGGCCCACGCCGGGTTCGTGTCGGCGACCTTCCAGGGCAGTGCCTCGTTCAGGGATTCGACCTTCCAGACCCACGCCGGGTTTGATTCAGCGACCTTCCAGGGCAGCGCCTCGTTCAGGTCGGTGACCTTCCAGAGCCACGTCTCGTTCAGGTCGGCGGCCTTCCAGGACCACGCCGGGTTCGGCTCGGCGACCTTCCAGGACATGGCCTTGTTCAGGTTGGCGACCTTCCAGGGCATCGCCTGGTTCGATTCGGCGACCTTCCAGAGCATCGCGTGGTTTGGGTCGGCGACCTTCGAGAGCGACGCCCGGTTCGGGTCGGCGACCTTCCAGGACCACGCCGGGTTCGAATCGGCGACCATCCAGGGCAGCGCCTGGTTCAGCAATTCGACCTTCCAAGGCAGCGCCTGGTTCGAGTCGGCAACCATCAAGGGCAGCGCTTGGTTCAAGTCGGCGGTTTTCGAGCGGTGGGTCAGTCTCGGGCCGCTACTATGCGGTGGGCAGGTGTCATTGTCCGGGGCGGTGTTCAACGGGCCGGCGACCCTCTCGTTCGCTGCGCGCCGACTGGAGTGCCGACGGGCCCGCTGGTTGTCCACGGCCGAGGTGCGGCTGCGCTATACCAGCGTGGACTTCGCCCACGCGGTCTTCGAGTATCCCCTCACCATCGCCGCGGAGACCGACCCCTTCGTACTCTCCACCGGGGAGCATCTGGATGAACGGGCCCTCGCCCATGCGGCTGACGCCGCGGTGCGGATAGCTTCGCTGCGCGGGGTGGATGCGGCGCATCTGGTCCTCGCCGACGTCGACCTGTCGGAGTGCCTGTTCACCGGGACGGTACACCTGGACCAGGTGCGGCTGGAGGGCGACTGTTCCTTCGACACGGTCCCGCCCGGCACACACTGGCGACGCGGGCGCCCGGCACGGTTCACCCCACGCCGCACCCTCGCTGAGGAACATCACTGGCGCGCGAGCCAGCCGGCGGCCCGGGGCTGGAATGTGGCGGTGCTCGGCGCCGGGCGCGCCGGGCCAGCGCAGCTGGCGCCGGTGTACCGGGCGCTGCGCAAGGCGTTCGAGGACGGCAAGAATGAGCCAGGGGCGGCGGACTTCTACTACGGCGAGATGGAGATGCGCCGCCACGACCGCACCACCACCTCCCGCGCCGAACGCGGACTGCTGCACGCTTACTGGATGCTCTCCGGCTACGGCCTGCGCGCCCTGCGGGCCCTGGGCTGGCTCGCCGCCGCCATGCTGATCACCATCGTGCTGCTGATGAGCTTCGGTCTGCCGAAGGAGGATCCGAAGCAGGAGGCGACCGGCACCGTGCCGCCCGGCGGCGGCAAGGTCACCTTCGAGATCGACAAGACGGAACCGGAGAACCCCACCGGGAACAGGTTCACCAGCGAGCGCTTCGAGAAGGCCCTCAACGTCACTCTCAACTCGGTGGTGTTCCGCTCCAGCGGACAGGACTTGACCACCGCCGGCACCTACATCGAGATGACCTCCCGCTTCGTGGAGCCCACGCTCCTGGCCCTGGCGGTGCTCGCAGTCCGAAGCCGTATCAAACGCTGATCGCCTGCCGCGATCCCGCACGAAAGAATGACCCCATGACCACTGAGCGAGTCACTGTCCGCGTCCTGCTGCTGTTCGGCGACCAGGCCGAGATCGTCGCCGATGTCCCGCCGGCCGAGCGTGGTGAGCCGGCGCGGTACCCGGCCGCGGACATCGCGGCCGCGGTCGGCGTGCCGGTGAGCGACCTGCCCGGCATGCGGCTGACCGCCGACGTCGGAGAGGACGACCGGCTGTCGGGCTGGCAGCGAGCCTGATCGCCAACGGCCCCGGCTCAGCACAGAGTTGGGGCCGTTTTTCTCCCCCAGAAGTGTTGCAAAGCGATGCATCTCGGGTCCATAATAGAGACAGAAGGAACGAGGGCCGCAAACCCGAAGACCTTCACCAACCACCACAACTCAAGAGAGGACGGACAACATGTCTGACGAGTTCGAGCGGGAGACCCAGCTCCTCGGGAACATGCTCCTCGCGGTCTACACCCTGCTCCACCGGGTGTGCGGACTGCTCCCCATCCCCATCCAGCTCCCGGACTTCGACGGGAACACCCTCCGGGGAACGGAGATGAACGAAGCGGTCACCCGACTCGTCGAGGTCATCAACGACGAGCCGGTCGACGAACTCGTCCAGTCCGGGATCTGGGGGGCAGGCCTCCACTGGCTCTCCGCCTCCCACCTCTTCTCCCGGTACATGGACACCCGCGAAGGCATCGTGGCCCTGGAGATCCGGCTGAACATCGTCACCGCCCACGACGGCCTCCACGCCGTGGAAGACCTGCTCCTGGGCGAGGACCCGGACGACTGACAGAGAAGGCCCCCGGCAGCCAGCCGGGGGCCTTCCCGTAAGCCTGAGACCGGCAGGGGCCGGGCCGAAGCCCACGGACGCCACAGCGCCCGCCGCAAAGCCCCTGCCGGTCACCAACCATCCACGAAGGGACGGACACCACCATGGTAGACACCCCCAGCGGCGAGACGTATGCCGAGATCGCCGCCCGTCACGGCCGCAGTGAGTCCCGCGTCCGCAGCGGGTGGGCCCGCCACCCCGCCTGGCCGAAGCCGATCGGGAGGCGCGGCAGGCAGCTGGTCTTCGACCCCGCCGCCGTCGACAAGGCCATCGCTGAGCACATCGAGCGGCCCGCCGTCGAGCTGGAGCCCCGCCGCCTCTACACCGCGAAGGAGATCGAAGCCCTCACCGGGATCACGGCCGCCACGATCCGCGCCGACCGCTCCAAGGGCCGCTGGCCCGCCCCCGACGACTCCTCCGGCCGCGCACACCGCTGGTACGGCGCCACCGTCACCCAGGCCCTCGCCAGGAGGCGCGGATACCACCGGACGGAGACGGACAATTGATCGGCAAAGTTTCGGGGGCGCAACTTTGAAAGTTGTCCGCAAACCAAATCGCGGAACTTTGCTTGCTTCCAGATCCCCGAATCACGCTCCATGAATTTGGGTCCGGGGCTAAGGTGGTATCACCTTCACGCCTCTCGGGATGCGTAAGGGTGGGGTCGGTTCGTCGGCTTGTTGCGGCGACCAGCCCCCTGACAAGGAAGTGGGGGCCCCGCGCTCACTCATGCAGAGGACCCCCACGAGGGGCTACCGGCCGTGCAGGAGCCAGGACAGCACCTCGCCGATGACGGTGGCCGCCGTCACGCCGACGAGGTACTTGGCCAGACGTTTCGCACGGCCGTAGTTCTTGTCGGCGCGTACGAGTGCTGCCCAGTGCCTGACTCGCTCGACCAGAGTCCCGAGGAGCACCGCCAGGCGGCGCCACCGGTGACGACCCATGTCGCCTTCCTCCATACTGTGAGCCTGGACCGGCCACTTTGTGGTCCGTTGCGGGCACGGCTCAACTGCCCACAGGACGGAGGAAGTCCTGACATTGGCGTCGCTCTGATCCAAGCGGATGAAGGCCGGACATGGAGGCGTTTCGCGAAAATCGGCGGGCGGTCCGATGGTTCTGGTAGGGCATGACGTGCTGGTCCGAGTTCCACGCAGGCGCGCACCGGGCCACCCAGCCCACATCGGTGCCTCGCCACTGGCATGGGCCCAAGTCACAACTCCGTCACACCGCCACCACGCGGTGTGTGCCCCACGCCACAATGCGGTCCATGGCCGACACCGCCGCCAGAGCCTGGCGCCCCACCCGCAAGCAGAAGATCATCGCCACCCTTCTGCTGCTCATCGTGTGGACCGCCATGGCCGGCTCCTGGACCGACAAGGGCTGCACCCTGCCGCAGGGCTACATGTTCGTCATCAGCCACGGTGGCAGTCCCGATCGCGACCAAGGGTGCGAGGACGAACCCGGCGGCCCCGAGTACACCGACACCTACTACGGCTGACACACACGGCGGGCACACTGGCAGCGTGAGGAGCATGTGCGCCGGCCGTCCCGGCCGGAGCCTTGTCACGACGCACGCAACGGTCCCCGCGTCAGCTGGCGGCGCCGCGACTCCCCACTCACCATGGAAGCAGCGGGTCAATCGTGGGAGCGGCCATGCGCACTACCGCCGCCCTCGGGGCAATGATCATCGCAGTCGCAGCGCTCGCGGCCTGCGCTGACGACAAACCGAAACCGGCCACTGCCACGGTGACCGAGACGGTGACGGCTGCGCCTACAAGGGATCGGCCTGCGTCTCCGCCGGACACCGAGCCGGGCGACAGCGCGCTCGCATTCACAGACACCGCCACGTACGAGAACAACATCGAGGTGTCGCTCTCCTCTATCCGGCGGGCCGTCTCCAGTGACACGGCATCCCCCTCGAACACGCCGTACGCGCGCTTCAACATCAAGGTCACCAACGGCAGCTCTGAGAACGTCAATCTGAGCCTGATGTCGGTCCAGTGCCAGTACGGCCAGGAAGGCAGAGAAGGTGACGAGATCTTCGACAGCGCGCGGGGCCTTGAGGGAGCACCTTCCACGCACCTGCGCCCGGGGCGATCCCTTACCGCTACCTTCGGCTGCGAGTTGCCGCGCAACGAGACGTACCTCCAGGTCGAGGTGCGCCCGAACTTCGGAGAACGCACCGCGATCTTCGCGGGCAATGTTCAGTAGACCAGGCGGCACACTGGACGCGTGAGCACCTCGCGCACCGGCCGGGACGGCCGGCCCCTCGTCACCACCGCCCAGGCCGCCTACTCCCTCGGCATGAAGCCCGGCCAGTACCGCGCGTGGGCGTCCCGCCACGGCGTACGACCGGCGGGCCACCAGCCCAACCCCGCGCGCGGCCAGGCCCTCGCGCTCTGGGACCTCGCCGACATCGCCGACGCCCTGCGCAGGAGGCTGCCCGCCGCATGACCTGTCAAGGCCCCTGGCCAGGGAGGATTGACAGGAGATCACCCGCGTGCGCATTCTGTGTCACAGTGCACGTAGTGCCTCACCAGCCACATCACCTCTCCACACCTCACGATGTGTAACGGTCGCAGCGCACCAGCACCACACCGCAACAGCGGCACAGCAGGCTCCAGCGACAACACACGACCGGGCGCACACACCGGGCCCCCGCACACGCCCGCCATGCATAGCCCTGCATAGTCGATCACCGATGCATACCCCGCCGCATAACCTTGCGCTGCATATCCATGCATCAACGCGGGGCAGCGCCCCGCGCCCTCACCGGAACCCGGCGAAACGGACATACGTGGACGCCGACCGGGCAGGGAGGGGGGCCTACCCCACACGAGAGGAACGGGGTACCCGGTGACCCCGCTTCGCTCCCACGGGAGAATCCCGTACGGGTCTGGGGCCTCCTAGTTCACGCGAACTGAGTTCGAGTGTTTTTTCTCCGCATATGTATGCACTGCATATCCATGCATCGCTATTCACCGCGAACTGAGTTCGGGCCTCCTAACCGAGGGCGGTGATCATGCAGCCGCCCACGATCTGCCCCGGATGCCGACAGCCCGTCAGGGGCCGTTGCCCCCGCTGCACTCAGGGCGAGCGCGCTGAGCGGCGCGTGGCGGCGGGAGCGAGGAAGCGGCCCGGATACACCCGCCGCGAGCGGATCCGCAGAGCCGACGCGGTGCGCGCCTGGGTCGCCGAGAACGGGCTCGTCTGCCCCGGCTGGCAGCGTGACCCGCATCCCGCCGGCGACCTGACGGCCGACCACATCGTGCCCCCGGGCGCTGGGGGTTCGGAGGCCGGCGAGCTGCGGGTGCTGTGCCGCTCCTGCAACTCGGCGCGCGGCGCGTCGATGGCGGACCGCAGGGTGCCCGGCCTGGAGATCGTGCTCGTGGCGGGCCCGGCCTGCGCGGGCAAGAACACGTACGTCCGGCAGCACGCTGACCCCGAGGACCTGGTCCTGGACCTGGACGCGCTGAACGAGGCGATGAACCTCGCCGGCCCGCGGGTGCACATCCCCGCCCATCTGCCGTTCGTCTGCGAGGCGCGGGACGCGGTGCTGGAGCGGCTCCTGCTCGGCGGGCATCAGGTCCGCCGCTGCTGGGTCATCTCCACGGCCCCGGAGCGCGCCCGGCGCGAGCACTACCGGCGCCGCTACGGGGCGCGCGTGGTCGTCCTGTGGTGGCCGGAGGAAACGTGCCTGCTGCGGGCGATGCGCGAGCGGCCACCGGAGTGGCAGCAGTACGTCAGGCAGTGGTTCGACCGGTACGAGCCGGACCCCAAGGACACGGTGCTGCGCAACTGGCAGGCCGCACGAGAGGAGCCCGCAAGATGAGCGACTTCCTGGGCGTCGACGACTTCGACCGGATCGGCGCGGTGAAGCGCGTCGGGACCTACGTGCCGATCACGGCCCAGCAGCTGCTGGACGCCGGCCTGCCTCTCCCGCCGGGCATGGAGCCGCCCCCGAGCCCGCCGCGGCCTTCGCTGTACCGGCGTTGGCGCTGGGCGTGGCTCGACGGCGTACGCCGGTGGCGTGAGCGGGTCGGCTTCTGGATCGCAGGTTACGAGCCCGACGACGACTGGTAGGCGAGCAGGCCCGCAGGGCGAGCACCGGAGGAAGGCGGGAGGTCCTGATGGCGGGGAGAGGACCGGCGCCGAAGGACCCGGAGCGGCGCCAGCGCCGGAACGCGGCGCGGGACCTGGCCGTCGTCGCGGAGGCGCCGGTGGGCGTACCGGAACCGCCGGCCCCGCCCGCGGGCCTGCTGAAGCGAACGCGGGACCGGTGGGCGGACTACTGGGCGTCCCCGGTGTCGAAGCTGGCCGACCCGGTGTCGGATCTGCCGGCGCTGGAGCGGCTGTTCGCCCTGTACGACGACCTGGAGCGCAGCACCGCCGCGGTGAAGAAGACCGGGCACATGGTGACCGGCTCGCAGGGCCAGGCGGTGCTCAACCCGCTGCTGCGGCACATCCAGCAGACGCAGGCCGAGGTGCGGCAGCTGGAGGACCGGTTCGGTCTCAGCCCGCGCGCCCGGCTGTCCCTGAACGTCACCCTCGGTGAAGCGGCCAAGTCGCTCGCCGACCTGAACTCCGAGTTCCTGGCCGGGGGTGACGACGACGATGACCCGCGCTTCGACGTCATCGCAGGTCAAGACGTCATCGACGGCGAGACCGCTTAGCGCGCCCCGCTCGCTGGGCTGGCCGACGCACGGGCCGCTCGTCTGCCGCTGGATCGAGCGTCACTGTGTGTACGGGGAGGGCGACTTCTTCGGTCAGCCCGTACGGCTGCTGCGCTACCAGAAGCAGTTCATCTACTGGCTGTACGAGTACAACCCGGCCACCGGCGAGCGCCGCTTCCGCGAGGGGATGCTGGAGGTCCCGAAGGGCAACGGCAAGACGCCGCTGAACGGCTGGGTGCAGCTGTTCGACCTGCTCGGGCCGCCGCTGTTCGGGCCGAAGGGCTCGCCCGTCATCCCCGTCGCCGCCGCCAGCTTCGAGCAGGCCGACCTGCTGTTCGGCGACATGAAGCACTGCTGCCGCGAGTCCCCGACGCTGCGCCACCACGTCGACGTCTACGACACCGAGATCCTGGTCAGGAACGGCCCCGGCCGCGCCTACAGGGTCGCCGCGGTGGCGGGCACCAACGACGGCCAGCGGCCGTCGTCGCTCGGCGCCGACGAGATCCACGAGTGGATCGGCCCGAAGGAGCGCGTGCACCTGGTCCTCGCCAACGGCCTGGCCAAGCGCGCGAACTCCATGGTCCTGAACACCACCACGCCGGGCTCGGACCTTGACTCGATGGCCGGCCGAAAGCACCTGTACGGCTACCGGGTCAACGCGGGCGAGATCGACGACCCGCGGTTCCTGTTCGTCCACTACGGCGTCCAGGACGGCGCGTACGACCTCGAGGACGAGGAGCAGCTGCGCGCGGCGGTGCTGGCGGCGAACCCGGCCGCGGGCGCGTTCCTGCGGACCGACGACGTCGTCGCCCGCTACTACCAGATCCCCGAGTTCGAGTTCCGCCGCTACCACCTTGGCCAGTGGACCCGCGCGGACGAGTCGTGGCTGCCGCCGGGCGCGTGGGAGGCCTGCGCGGGCGATGTCGACCTCGACCCCGAGCGGCCGTCGTACGTCGCCGTGGATATGGCCCACAAGCAGGACTCCGTGGCGGTGGTCGTCGCCCAGCTCGGCGACGACGGCAAGGTGCGCGTGCGGGCGAAGGTGTGGACGCCGGCCAAGGGGCAGACCATCGACGTCGCCGCGGTCGACAACCACCTCCGGCACCTGCACCGCACCCTGCGCGTGGAGACCGTGGCCTACGACCCGGCCTACTTCCAGCGCAGCGCCGAGGCCCTGGCCGACGAGGGTCTGCCGATGGCGGAGTTCCCGCAGGGCGCCGGCCACATGGTGCCGGCCTGCCAGGACACCTACCGGGCCATCACCGGCGGGACGCTCGTCCACGGCAACGATCCGGTGCTCACCGACCACGTGCTCGCCGCCGCGACCCGGGACACCGACCGTGGCTGGCGCCTGTCCAAGGGCAAGTCGAAGCGGCACATCGACGCGTGCATCGCGATGGTCATGGCCGTCTTCCTGGCGCTGCCGCGGATCGAGCACGAAGAGGAGATCGAGCCGTGGTTCGGATACGGGTGAAGCGGCCCAAGTGGTTGAGGCGGCCGAGGCTGAGCCGCCTGGCGCGGGCTCGTGGCGCCACGTTCACCGGCGGTGGCCTGATCGCTGCCGGGACCTGGCAGTGGTTCGGCGGGCCGGTGGCCCTGGTCGTCGCAGGGGCTCTGATCGTCGCCTACTCGCTGCTGATCGCCGACGTCGCGGAGCCCAGCAAGGATGACGGGAGGCCTGGCGAGTGGTGAACCTGTGGCGAGCCGCCCGTCGGTCGATCACGACCATCGACGAATACGTCCAGGCGATGCAGTACGGCGGGAACACGTACACGTTCCCGCAGCTCGGCACCCAGCAGACGATGCCCGGCGTCGCGAAGGAGCGGCTGCCTGCGGACTTCGCCGGGTACGCCATGCAGGCCGCCACCAACGGCGTCCTGTTCGCCTGCCTCGCGGTCCGTCAGGACGTTTTCTCCGCGGTCCGGTTCCAGTGGCAGCGCCTCAACAACGGCCGTCCCAGCGAGCTGTTCGGCACCACCGACCTGCGGCCCCTCGAAGAGCCGTGGACCGGCGGCACCACACAGGACCTGCTCGTGCGGATGATCCAGGACGCCGACCTTGCCGGTAACAGCTACTGGACCGGCGACCCGGAGAACGGCGACCTGGTGCGGATGCGCCCGGACTGGGTGGAGATCGTGCTGGAGCCGCGCATGATGCGCGGCGGTCGGCTCGGCTGGCGGCGGCTCGGCTACATCTACACCGAGCCCGACGGCGAACCCGTGGCACTGCTGCCTGACGAGGTCGCCCACTTCGCGCCCCGTGCCGACCCGCTCGCCACGTTCCGCGGCATGTCGTGGATGACGCCTATCGCGCGCGAGGTCCGGGGCGACAACCTGATGTCCGCGCACAAGCAGGCCTACCTGGAGAACCGCGGCACGCCGAACGTGATCGTGAAGTTCGACCGCGAGGTGAAGCCGGACGCGCTGGACAAGTTCAAGGCGCGGATGGAGGCCGAGCACCGCGGCCCGGAGAACGCGGGCAAGACCTTGTACCTGGGCGGTGGGGCGGACGTCACGGTCGTCGGCTCCGACTTCCAGGAGCTCGACTTCGCGCGCGTCCAGGGCGCCGGCGAGACCCGCATCGCCGCAGCCGCGGGGGTGCCGCCGGTCATCGTGGGCCTGTCGGAGGGTCTGGCCGCCGCGACGTACTCGAACTACAGCCAGGCCAGGCGCCGGTTCGCAGACGGAACGATTCACCCGCTGTGGCAGAACGCTGCCGGGACGCTGCGCCGCCTCGTACGGCCGACCGGCAAGGCCGCGTCCGGCTCGGTACGACTCTGGTACGACCCGCGCGACGTGCCGTTCCTGCGCGAGGACCGCAAGGACGCCGCCGAAATCCAGTTCCGGCAGGCGCAGACCATTCGGGCCCTGACCGACGCGGGCTACACGTGGGCGTCCGTCGTCGCCGCCGTCGAGGCCGAGGACTGGTCCCTCCTGCGTCACACCGGCCTGTTCAGCGTCCAGCTCCAGCCGCCTGGCACCCAGGACCCAGCCCTTCCCGCCCCCGACGCGAGCAGCGACGAGGAGTAGTGATGTCCGCTCTCACCATGCAGGCCGCGCCGCGCGACGGGCTGCTGCGCAGCGTCCCCTTCCACCTGGCGCGCGCCGACGGCGACACGGACGGCGAGGGCGACGGCCTCACCCTGGAGGGCTACGCCGCGGTGTTCGACGCCCCCACCGAGATCGACTCGTGGGAAGGCACGTTCACCGAGAAGATCCGGCGCGGCGCGTTCCGCAAGACGATCCGCGAGGGCAGCCCAGTCCTCCAGTTCGACCACGGCCGGCACCCCCTCATCGGCTCCATCCCGATCGGTGCGATCGAGACGCTCAGCGAGGACGACCAGGGACTGTATGTCCGGGCCCGCCTGTCCGACAACTGGCTGATCCAGCCCGTACGCGACGCGATCGCCGAGCGGTCGATCAAGGGCATGAGCTTCCGGTTCACCGTGATCCGCGAGGAGTGGCGGGACAACGCCGGGAAGCTCGTCAAGCCCGAAGAACTCGGCCGCCTGCTGTGGGATCCGGGCGACCGCGGGCCGCTGGAGCGGACCCTGATCGAGGTGCGGATGCCGGAGCTCGGCCCGGTCGTGTTTCCCGCCTACACCCAGACCACGGTCGACGTGCGTGCCCGCGGCGTCGCCGAACTCATCGGCCAGGACCGGGACCTGGTCCGCGAGGTCCGCGCCTCGCTCGCCCGGGCGGCCACCCCGCGCCCGAAGCCCGGCATCGAAGACCTCAGGGACCCGGACGTGCGCCGCGACGTCGCTCGCGCGCTGCTGTTCGGCCCCGACGCCGACACCCCCGAGGAAGGGGTGTCTGGCCCGCCCGCCACCGCCGCGCCGCCCGATACCGGGCACCTGGCGGACCGCACCACCGCAACACCTGGCGCGCCGCTCGCCGAAGAGCACCCGCCGCAGAACCCTGACGCGCCGCTCGCCACAGAGCACCCGTCGCCGTCTCCGCGCAGCAGCCGCCTGCGGGACCAGATCCGCGAGATCACCGGCCTCATGGACGAGCAGCTTGCGCGCATCGCGCAAAGGCAGACGACTGATGGAGCTCAGTCACTCGCAGGCGGTAATCCGCCTGAAGGACATCAAGGCCGAGCTTGAGAGGCTCGGCGAGAAGGACGACCTGACCTCGGAGGACGAGCAGTCCTTCGACGAGCTCACCCGCGAGTTCGCCGAGGTCGACAACCACCGCCGCCAGCTGGAGCGTAAGGCCGCCCTGGAGCGGGTCCGCTCGGCGACGCAGGCCACCGAGCGCGGCCCTGCCGCCCTGAAGGTGGAAGGCGGCACCCCCTACAACTCCCGCGACGGCTACGACCTCGACCCGGTCCTGCACCCGGACTCGGTCGAGGACCGCCGCTTCCGCAACCCCTGGGACCTGTCGGAGGTCCGCACCTTCGGCCGCTCCCCGGCCGAGGTCGGGCAGGAGCTGCGCGCCCGGGCCCTGTCGGCGATCGAGAAGATGGCCGGCGCCAACGACGCGGTCCGCGCGGCGGGCACGGAGATCATCGAGCGGTGGGATGACGACAAGTCGACCATCGCCCGCCTCTGCCTGGCCACGTCCAGCCCGGAGTACATGCGGGCCTGGTCGAAGCTGGCCCGCGGCCGCGGGCACATGGTCTCCCCGGAGGAGCAGCGGGCCCTGGAGCGGGCCATGTCGCTCACCGACTCCGCCGGTGGCTACCTGGTCCCGTTCCAGCTGGACCCCACGGTGATCATCACGTCGGCCGGCTCCCTCAACGAGATCCGCCGAGTGGCCCGGCAGGTCGTCGCCACGGGAGACGTGTGGAACGGCGTCTCGGCGGGCGAGGTCTCGTGGCGGTGGGCCGCTGAAGGCTCCGAGGCAGGCGACAACGCGCCGACGTTCGCCCAGCCCACGGTGCCGATCCACAAGGCCGACGGTTTCGTGCCGATCAGCATCGAGGCCCTGTCGGACGAGGCCAACGTCACCGCAGAGGTCGGCCGCCTGCTCGCGCAGGGCAAGGACACCCTCGAGGCCGCGGCGTTCGCCACCGGCACCGGCGCCGGCCAGCCGACCGGCATCGTCACCGCCCTGACCGGCACCTCCTCGGAAGTGAACAGCGCGGGCACGTCGCTGGCGCTGGCGGACGTGTACGCGCTGGACGACGCGCTCCCGGCCCGCTACCGGGGCATGGCGTCGTGGCTGGCGAACCGGGCGATCTACAACGACATCCGGCAGCTGTCCGACGCCAACACCCAGGCGTGGGAGCGGCTCGGCGCGGACGTGCCGCCGCTGCTGCTGGGCCGCCCGGCGTACGAGTCGGAGAACATGGACGGCGCGATCGGTGCGGCGCAGTCCAACTTCGTGCTCATCTACGGCGACTTCAGCAACTACGTGATCGCCGACCGGGTGGGCATGACCGTCGAGTTCATCCCGCACCTGGTGGGCACCAACCGCAGGCCGACCGGCCAGCGCGGCTGGTACGCCTACTACCGGGTCGGCGCCGACTCGGTGAACGACGGCGCGTTCCGGATGCTCGACAAGACCGGCTGACCCACCTGACGGGAGCCCGCTCCGCAGCGGGCTCCCGTCCCCCGAGAGGACACAACTCATGGCGATTCACAGGTGTCACGAAGCGTTCGTGACGCGCATCGGCGGAGCCAGGGTCAGCATCCACATCGGCGACCTCGTCGAGGACGACGAGGACGTGTACAAGGTGCGCCCCGAGGCCTTCGAGCCGGTGGAGGAGTACATGGCCAAGCGCCGCGCCCGCCGCGCCGCGCCCACCGCTCGGCGCGGCGTCGAGCAGGCGACCGCCAACCCCGGCGAGCAGCGGACCGTCACCCGGCCACCGGCCCGCCGCGGACGCGGCAAGGGCGGCGCGCAGGAGGGGGACAAGCAGTGAGCAAGCGCACCGTCTACACCAACGTCACCCCGCGCGCGTCGCTGGCGATCGCGTCCCGCACCGCGAACGCCACGGTCAACGGCGCCAGCGTGGACCGCAACGTCGGCGGCGACATGCACCGCTCGGCGATGGTCGTGGTCCACACCGGCACCATCACCGACGGCACCCACACCATCGAGGTGCAGGACTCCGACGACAACTCGACGTTCACCGCCGTTGCGGACCAGTACCTTCAGGGCACCGAGCCCGCGATCGGAGCCACCGACGACGACAAGCTGTTCGTCATCGGCTACACCGGGGAGCGCCGCTACCTGCGGGTGTCGGTGACCACGGCCGGCGCCACCGGAGGCGGCACGCTCGGCGCGGTCATCCTGCTCGGCGAACCGCGCCGCGGCCCGGTCAGCCACACCTGACCGGGGCTGAGATATGCCCGGCTTCGGGATGCTTGTCGACGACTTCAATGACAACGTGCGGGATCCGGTGCTGTGGTCGCAGTCGTACGGCGACCCGGTGGAGGCCGGCGGCCGGGCGCGGATCCCGTGCACCACGGGCTACGCCGCGTACCGGTCGGCCAGCATCTACACCCTGGCCTGGTCCCAGGTCGCCGCCCGCATCTACCCGCCGGCCGCGGGCGGCGGCGCATCGGCTGCCGTCTCCTTCCTCGTGCTGAGCGACCTGCCGGGGACGGACGCCGGGTTCCTCATCGACCGCGCGCAGGGCGCGATGGGCCTCTACCTGCGGGTCGGGTACGCCGACGGCGGCGCTGCCTTCCCGGTGTACGACCCCGTGCAGCACGCCTGGGTCCGACTGCGGGAGGACGCGGGCACCTTGCGGTGGGAGACCTCCGCGGACGGGCTGTCCTGGACCGTGCGGCGTACGGCGACGGCCCCGGCCTGGACGGCACAGACCAACCTGTCGCTGCTGATGGAAGCCCACCGCGACACCGGAACCAACGACTTCGCCGAGGTCGAGAACCTCAACATCACCCGCCCGGGCAGCATCGCCGACTCACTCCGTTCGGGATCGGCAGTGGCTGCACTGGAGCGGACCGGCTCAATGATCAGCGGGGGGTGAGCGGTGCCCTTCGATCTCGGCGACGTCGTCCCGCTCGGCACAACCGTGCGGGACGGCTCCGGGAACCTGGCCAACGCGGGATCCATGGCGCTCACGCTGACCCTCCCGGACAACACCACGGTCTCGGTGAACCCGGTCACCCCGGTCTCGACGGGCACCTACCAGTACGACTACGCCACCGTGCAGCCCGGGCGGCACGTCGTGCGATGGGTCGCCACCGGCATCAACGCGGGCGCGTACACGGACGTGTTCGATGTCCGTGAGGCCGCCCCGCCGCTGATCTTCTCGCTCGCGGATGCGCGTAAGCACGTGAACATGCCGGCGACGGTCACCACCCACGATGAGGAGCTGCGCGGCTGGGTCGAGGCGGCCACGGCCGCCGTGGAGTTCTTCGTCGGGCCGGTCGCCCGCCGTACCGTCACAGAGGTTCACGACCGGGCGTCCGCTCGCACACTGGCCCTGCGCAAGACCCCCGTCATCTCCGTGACGGCCGTCACCGCGGTGCTCACCGGCGGAACCTCCTACGCCGTCGCGGACCTGGACCTGGACGGTGAGGCCGGCATCGTGCGCCGCAAGGACGGCGGCCTCCTGGTCGGACCGCTGCGCGTCATCTACGTCGCCGGCCGGACCACCATCCGAGCGAACATCAGCCACGCGGCGCGGATCATCCTCCAGCACCTGTGGCGCACGCAGGGCGGCGGCATAGGGCGTCCGGCGCCCGGCGGCATGGACGACTACGCCGTCACCGAGCCCATCCCCGGCCTGGGGTTCGCGGTACCCAACCGGGCGCTCGAACTGCTCCTCGACGACCGACTGCCGCCGGGGGTGGCGTAGATGGCGACCTCACGGATCCCCGCGGCGATCGAGGCGCTCGTGACCCGGTGGACTGCGGCCCTGCCCGGCGTCCTGGTCCTCGACGGGCCCACGACCGGCGACCTCACCAAGGTGCAGGACCTCGTCTTCGTGGGCTGGCAGCCGAACACGGAGAACGGCCTGGCCGTCGAGATGCAGCAGGACTTCGCGCACATCGGCGGCCACACCCGCGACGAGCGGTTCGACGTCCTGTGCTACCTGGAGGCGTGGACCGGCGACTTCGACATCAACGCCCGCCGCGCCCGCGCCTTCGAGCTGTTCGCCGCGTGCGAGAACGATCTGCGCGCCTCCGGCGGCAACCCGTCCGCGCCGAACCTGGGCGGGGCCGTCCTGTTCAGCGGGATCACCCAGGGCTCCCTGCTCCAGCAGCAGACCGACCGGGGAGCGACGGTCGGCATCGCCTTCCGTGTCACCTGCCAAGCCCGTATCTGACCCCTCCCAGCCCGCACCTCAAGGAGAGCCATGGCGAAGGTCCGCCTTGCCGACGCCGAGCCGCGCATCGTGCCGTGGCTCGGCCACCGCACTGTCCAGCCCGACGAAGTCGTCACCATCCCCGACGACCAGTTCGAGGCCTACGTCTGCCAGGACATCTGGCAGACCGTCGAACCCCCCAAGCCGAAGCCCGCGGTGAAGCGGGCCGCGAAGGAAGGTGACGTCTGATGGCGATCGGCTCGGGCCTGGGCGGTTCGCTCGGCATGGCCATGGAGACCACATACGGGACGTACGCGGCGCCCACCCGGTGGCACCCGCTCGACAGCTTCCCGTTCAAGAAGGTCCCGAACTACGCGCAGGCCGGCGGCCTGGCCGCGGGCAAGATGCTCAAGCGGAAGACCCGCCGCGTGCTGACCCACCACTCGGCGGAGGGCCAGTTCACCAGCGAGGTCTACCACAAGGGCATGGGCCGCCTGGTCAACCTGCTGATGGGCGGCACCGTCACGCCCGTGCAGCAGGCCACGACCACGGCGTACCTCCAGACGCACACGCTCCAGGACCCGGCGGGCAAGTTCTGCACGTGGCAGGCCGGTGTCCCGGACACGGGCGGCACCGTCCGCCCGCACACGTTCCTCGGCTGCAAGGTCAAGAGCCTGGAGTTCTCGTGCGAGGTCGGCGGCCATCTGATGGTGGCGACCGAGTGGGACTGCCGGGAGCTGTCGGAGACGCAGTCGCTGGTGGCGCCCTCGTACACCACGGGCCTGAAGCCGTTCCACTTCGCCCAGGGCGTGATCAAGCTGGGCGCGGTCGGCTCCGAGGCGTCGGTGTCCGGCGTCAAGAAGTGGTCGCTGAAGATCGAGCGCGGCCTGGACACCGAACGCTTCTACTTCGGCAACGCGGGCAAGAAGAGCGAGCCGCTGCTGAACGACTGGACGAAGATCACCGGCTCGGTCGAGGTCGACTACGAGAACAAGGCCGACTTCGCCGACCGCTTCCACAACTCCACCGGCACGTCCATGGTGGTGGACTTCACCGGCGACCTCATCGAGGCCACCCACAACGAGAGGGTCAGCTTCAAGACCCCGGCGATCTTCTTCACCGGCGACACCCCGACCGTGGACGGACCCGGCATCGTCAACGCGACCTACAACTTCGAGGTCGACGACGACGAGACCAACACCCCGATCACCATCGAGATCATGTCCACCGACACGACCCTCTGACCGCGCGCGCCAACACGGGGAGGGACGGTCGTGGCTCAGGGACAGCGCTACTTCTGGATCACCAACACGCAGCAGCTGACCGACCTCCAGCGGCGCCTGGAGCGCGCGGGCGGCCCGCAGCTGCGCGACAACCTCAACCGCCGGATCCGGCGCGCCGCCCAGCCGATCCACCGCGACCTCCAGAGCACCGCCCGCAACCTCCGCATCTGGGGGCCCGGCAGCAAGGACGGCCGGCGGCGGCCGAAGACGGACGGGCCGCCGCTGCGCGCGACGATCGCGAACTCGATCCGCCTGTCGGTGACCAGCAGCGGCGGCGCCCGCCTGTGGTCCGACCCCGGCCGCCTGCCGCCCGGCTGGCGGTCCATGCCGAAGAACACCAACGAGGGCCGCTGGCGGCACCCCACCTTCGGCAACAAGCACCGCGGCGGCTGGGTCAACCAGTACGCCACCAAGAACTGGTGGTTCAACACCATCCGCCCGCACATGCCCCGCCTGCGCGCGGACGTGGCACGCATCCTCGACGACGTCAAGCGCCGCCTCGGCGGCTGAAAGCGAGCACCACATGATCGTCTCCTACGCCCACGACGACCGGGTCGAGGAGTACTCCACGAACGACCTGGCGACCATCGAGTCGGCCGAGGTCGAACGGGTCACCGGCATGGAGTGGGACGACGTCGAGACCGCCCTGAAGTCACAGAAGCCCGCGGTCATGTCCGCGATCATCTGGGTGTTCCGGCGCCGTCAGACCCCGGGCCTGCGCTTCGCCGACTTCAGCCTCGCCCAGTGGAAGAAGCGGCTGAAGGCCCGCCTCGAGTACGAGGAGATCCTCGACCTTCTGGAAGGCGTGCAGCTCCAGATCGGCGCCGACGCGATCGACGACGCTGCCAAGAACCTGCGGGTCCTCGCACACGACCCAGCCGACGTGGACCGGGCCCTGGCCGAGATGGCGGACCCAAAAGCACAGGCCCCGGCGCCCGCCCGCCCGGTGACGGCGTCGAGTACGTCCGCCGCCCCGAAGGACGGATCGGCGACCTCTTCGACCAGTACTGGCCCCTGATCGCCCAGCTCCTGCACGTCGGCCCCACCGAACTCGGGGCCCTGCCACGCCACCGGTTCTACCAGGCCGTCATCTTCGTCCAGCGCCATCAGGCCGCCCAGGCTGCCGCCGTACAGGCCGAGGAGGCCGAAGGGGGGTGACCCCCCGTGGCGGAGACCATGACCTTCATCCTCGAAGGTCGCGACCGCCTGTCACGCGTCCTGGACCGGGCAGGCAACTCGGCGAAGAGCGCCGAGAAGAAGCTCGCCGCCTTCGGTGCGGCCATCCCCGCCGCTGCGTCCATCGCTCCGTTCGCCGGCGCGATCGCTGGCGCCGGCGTCGCGGTGGCCGCGTTCGGCCTGGCGGTCGGCGGGCAGATCAGCCACCTCAGCGAAGCCTCCCAGGCACAGAAGAAGTACAAGGAGGCCGTCGCCGAGTACGGGGCCGCCTCCGAGCAAGCGGCCACAGCTGATCTTGCCCGCCAGCGGACACTGGCGAAGATGCCGCCCGCCACCCGCGAGGCGGCGGCCGCCCTGACCGTCTTCAAGCGGGAGTACCGCGAGTACTCCGACCAGCTCGCCGACGACACCATGCCCGTCGTCACGAAGAGCCTGGGTGTCTTCAGCGCCCTGCTGCCCCACACCCGCGGTCTCGTCCGGGGGACGTCGGACGAACTGGACCGGCTGATGACGGTCGCCGGCGGCGGCATGCAGACCCCCGGCTTCGACCGGTTCATGGACAAGGTGGAGCGGTTCGCGGTCGGCTCGGTACGCAAGGCCGTCGACGGTGTGGTGCACCTGTCGCGCGTCTCCGACACCGGCGAGATCGGCGGCGGCATCCGCGACTTCATGGACTTCGCCCGCGAGCAGGGGCCCCTCGTCGGCGACACGCTCACCCAGATCGCGACCGCCGCGGTCCACCTCCTCCAGGCCGCCTCTGGTGTCGGCGTCGGCCTGCTCCAGGTCGCCAACGCCGCAGCGAAGGTCGTTGCCTCCCTGCCCGTGGGTCTCATCACCACCCTGTTGCAGATGGCCGTGGCGATCCGCGCGGTCAGTCTCGCCAGCAGAGGCCTCCAACTGGCGGCCGGCGCGTACGCGATCGTGCGCGCGCAGATCGCTGCCATGGGCACGGCGGCGATCGGCGCGTCCGGCGCGGTGGGCACGCTGAACGCGATGTTCATGGCGTTGAGCCTGAAGGCGCGCATGGCCGTGGCGGCGACCGGGATCGGGCTGCTGGCTCTCGCCCTGGTCGAGCTGTCCCAGATCGGCAGGGAGGCACCGCCGGACGTCGACAGACTGACCGAATCGCTGCGCCAGCTCGGCGCTCAGGGCAGGGTCACCGGCGAGGCCGCCAAGGCTTTCGGTACCGACCTCGACGGCCTGTACGGCAAGGTCCGTAGCCTGACGGACCCGTCGACCGCTGACAAGGTGCAGCAGTTCATCGTCACGTTGGGGGGCCTGGGCGACTGGGACAGCACGCCGGTCAAGGAGGCAAAGGAGAACCTCGACGCGATCGACAAGGCGCTGGCTGGCCTCGTCAAGAACGGGGAGGCCGACCTTGCCGCCGCGGCGCTGAAGAGGCTGGCGGCCGAGTACGGCAAGGGCGGCAAGGACACCAAGGAGTTCACCAAGCAGCTGGACGAGTACAAGTCCGCTCTGGAGGACGCCAAGTTCGAGGCCGAGCTGACGGCCCAGTCGATGGGCCTGTTCGGGAAGCAGGCGCAGCAGACGCAGAAGGCGCTGGCCGCGCAGAAGCTGTCCGCCGACGGTCTGAGGCAGAGCATCCAGGCCCTCAACAACGTGCAGCGCCAGGGCCTCGGCGGGATGATCGCGTTCGAGGCGGCCGTCGATGCGGCCGCCCAGGCGGCGAAGGACAACGCCGGCGCGCTGTCCATGTCGGGCGGCAGGCTCAACCTGAACTCGGAGAAGGCCCGCAACGCGGCGCAGGCTTTGAACGACCTGGCAGCCAGGACCGACGAGGCTGCGGCGGCGGCCCGGGAGAACGGCGACTCCTGGTCCAAGGTCAGCGGGATCTACGAGCGTGGCCGCCAGCAGCTCATCAAGAACGCCATCCAGATGGGCCTCACCGAGACCCAGGCCCGGCAGCTGGCGGACCAGATCCTGAAGACGCCGAACAAGACGGCGATGCTCCGGGCAGACATCTCCGACTGGAAGTCGAAGATCTCGGCTGCCGAGAAGCAGCTGAAGACGGCCAAGGGCGACAAGAAAGCCAAGCTCACCGCGGACATCCTGAACTGGAAGACGAAGGTCGCGGAGGCCGAGGCACAGCTGAAGCGCGCCAAGGGCGACAAGCGGGCGAAGCTGACCGCGGACATCGACGTGTGGCGGGCGCGCGTCGCACAGGCCGAGCACCAGCTGAAGACGGCCAAGGGCAGCAAGCGGGCGTCGCTGACGGCCAACATCGCCGACTGGCAGCGGAAGATCTCCGCAGCCCAGTCCCAGCTGGCCAGCCTGCCCAGCAGCAAGACGGTGACGGTCCACTACCGGAGCGACGGCGCCAACTTCCTGGGCCCGTCCGGCCGGTACGCGGAGGGCGGCACGCCGAAGGCGGGCGAGCTGGCGCTGGTCGGCGAAGAGGGCCCGGAGCTGGTTGTGTTCGGGCAGGCCGCCCGGGTCTTCGATGCGCAGACCACGTCAGCGCTCCTGAACGGCACGCGAAGCGCCGGTCGGCTCGCTGCCGGCGGTGGCGCGGGCGCCGCCGGCACCGCGGTGGCGCAAGGGCTGATCAGCGGCATGGCAGGCGGCACTGGCGCCGTGCACGCCGCCGCGCGACGCATGGCGGCCGCGGTCACGGACGGCGTGAAGGCCGAGCTGGAGATCGCCTCGCCCTCGAAGAAGACCGCGGCGCTCGCCAAGGACATCGCGGCCGGGTTCATCAAGGGCCTGACCGGCTCCCGCGACAAGATCAAGTCCGTCTCCAAGGACCTCGCCAACGACATCCGCACCGCGTTCTCCGGTAAGAAGGAGCGCGACCTGCTGCGGATGGTCGACCGGCAGACGAAGAAGCTGCTGGACTACGCGAGCAAACGGGACAAGATCGCCGCTCGGATCGCCGAGGCCAAGGCCTACGCGGGCGACGTCACCAAGACCGCGCGGGACCAGTCCTCGTTGTCCAACCTCGGCATGGACGCCGAGCAGGTCACCGCCGGCGGGATCAAGGGCGGGCTGGCGCAGAAACTGTCGCAGATCAAGCAGTTCACCGCCTACATCAAGATCCTCGCCAAGCGGGGCCTGAGCAAAGGTCTGCTGAGGCAGATCCTGAACATGGGGCCCGAGGCGGGCTACGCGTACGCCAGCGCGCTGGTCGGGGCGGACCGCGCCACCTTCACGCAGATCAACAGGCTCCAGTCGCAGCTCGACAAGAGCACCACCGACCTCGGCAGGACCGGGGCCGACCTCCTCTACGACTCCGGCAAGAACGCGGGCAAGGGCTTCCTGAAGGGGCTGGAGGGCCAGAAGAAGTCGATCGAAAAGCTCATGATCGACATCGCTCGGGGCATGCAGCGGGCGATCAAGAAGGCGCTCGGGATCAAGAGCCCCTCGGCGGTCATGGCGCAGCTCGGCGTCTACTCCACCGAGGGCCTGGCCCGTGGCCTGGTCGACGGCATGCCTGTACTCGACCGGGCCCTCGGCGTGGTGACCGGGCGCGTTGCCGCGGCCCGGCCGGTCATCGGCCGGCCCGCCGCCGGCGGGGGCGGCGCGACGATGATCGTCCACCTGCATGTCGAGACCGGCCCGGCGACCGACCCCCACGAGGTGTGGCGCACCGTCCGTAAGGGCCTGCTCCAGCTGAAGCGCGACATGGGCGGCGGCGCCCTGGGCTTGGCCTGAGAGGGGGGAGGGACGCGTGGTGCGGCTGATCGCTGAGGTGGCCTTCGGCTACAGCATCACCTCCGCCTCGCCGGTGTGGACGGACATCACCCAGTACGTCGACATGCTCGCCGGGGTCAGCATCGAGCGCGGCGCCCAGGACGAACTCTCGGAGACGCAGCCTGGCACGGCGTCACTGGTCCTCGACAACGCGGACGGGCGGTTCACGTCCGACCGGACGACGTCGCCGTATTACCCGAACGTCAAGAAGAACGTGCCGATCAGGCTGCGCGTCGTCACCGCAGACCGCAACTTGATCACGAACCCCTCGTTCGAGAGCGGTCTCGCGGACTGGTCGAAGTCGGCGACCCCCACGATCGACCCGTCCACGGCGCGCGCGAAGGTCGGCACCCAGAGCATGCTGCTGACCTTCGGCGGCGTCGGGGTGAGCGGGCAGACCGCGCACACCACGGTGTACGGCCTGGACATCGGCGCCACCTACACCGCGAGCGCGTGGGTGTGGGTCCCGGCGGGCGGCACCCACGTGCACCTGCGGGTCGGAGGTGTCGCCGACGGCGCCGCCTCGACGCTCACCGACACCTGGCAGCGCATTCAGGTGACGTTCACGGCGACCGCTCCTCAGCACGTGATCGGCGTGCGCTCCTTCACCACCCCGACGGCCGGTCACCAGGTGTGGATCGACGGCGTGCAGGTGGAGGAGGGGAGCATGCCGTCGGCGGAGACGCTGGTCGACGGCGCGCAGATCCACCCCCGCTACGTCGGCATGGTCAACTCCTGGCCCGTCAAGTGGCAGGGCCTGCAATCCAAGGTGACCGTCACCTGCACGGACGTGTTCAAGTGGAGCGACCTGGAGCGGGAGCTGCTGCCGATGCTGTCGCAGGAGGTCCTCCTGGACAGGCCCACCGCGTACTACCCGCTGACCGAGGCATCCGATGCGGCGAGCGCTGGCGACCTGTCTGGCACGGCGGGAGTCGGCACCCTCGCAGTCACCCAGGCGGGCACCGGCGGCACCCTGGACTTCGCGGCCGGGACGGGCCCGAACAGCTGCCCCGCACCGGTGTTCACACCGTCGTCCACGTCCGCGGGGAAGTACCTGTCGGCCGACCTGGGGCAGTCCATGGTCGACGCCAACGTGAACTTCCGGGCGCGCATCGAGGCGTGGTTCTCCACGTCGACCAACGGGCGCGTGCTCCTGGCGCTCGCTTCGACCGACGCCTCCACCCGCGTCGTGGTCCTGCTGGAGTCCGGCACCGGCAAGCTCGCCCTGGAGAAGGACCAGGGCGGCAACGGCACCCAGACCTACGTGTTCCCCACCCCGAACCTCGCCGACGGCAAGCTCCACCACCTCGTCTACAACGAGTTCACCAACGACCTTGTCATCGACGGCACGACGTACAACCTGTTCGCCTACAACGGCACCGACATGCGGATGCTCACCGTCGGCGGCTACGCGGGCACCCGCCTGTGGTCCGGGACGATCTCGCACGTCGCCGTCTACTGCCGGTCGATCACGGCGACCGAACTCGCCGGGCACTACACCACCGGCACCACCGCGCACGTCGGAGAGTCCGCGTCGGCGCGCATGGCCCGCATCGCGTCCTACGTCGGTCTCTCCGTCACTACCCAGGGGTCAACGTTCGATCCGATGGCCAGCCAGGCCCAGCTCGGCCAGTCCGCGCTGACGCACATGCGAGAGATCGAAACCACGGAGAGCGGCAAGCTGCTCGCCTCACGCGCCTCGGTCGGCCTGGTCTTCCAATCCAGAGGACTCCGCTACAACCCCACGCCAGCGGTGACGCTGGCCTTCGCCGACCTGGAGACCGACGACCTGGACCTGCTCGACGACGACCAGAAGATGGTCAACACCGTGGTGGCGTCCAGGCCGGAAGGCGCCACCCAGCGGATCGTCAACCAGGCCGCCGTCGACACCTACGGGCCAAAGCCGCGGAACCTCACGCTACTGAAGACCAGCGACAACTCCGTGGCGGACGCCTCGAACTGGCTCGTCAGCCGGTACGCGGACCCACCACCGGAGATCCGCCAGGTGCCGGTCCAGGCGTACTCGCTGCCCCTGACCACCTACCGGGCCCTGCTGGACGCCGACGTGTCCACCGTGATCGGGCTGACCAGCCTGCCCGACCAGGCGCCGGCGCCGACAGCAACCCTCGTCGTCGAGGGGTACAGCGAGCGGATCTCAGCAGGTCAGCACCTGCTCGACTTCCACACGTCCCGCGCACAGACCGACAGCGTGTGGTTCCTCGACGACCCCACCTACAGCGTGCTCGGATCCACGACGCGCCTGGCCTACTGAGAGGAGCGAGCCGGTGCCGGACATACCCGTGCAGCGGGCGGAGCACTTCTACCTGCCGCCCCCACCACTGCGCCCTGACGAGTGGGCTCTGGTGCCACCGGCCGAGCTGTGCCTGCGCTGGTACGAGATGCGGCAGCAGCGCCGCATCGAGGCGCCGTCCGGCACCCTGCTGGGTATCAAACTGTGGGCGCGGATCGACGCCGGCCGCTGGGTGGCGGACTGCCCGTGCGGCTCGGCTCAGGTCGTCACACCGACGGACCCGCGGTTCGCGTGCCCCGAGTGCGGCGCGGGCTGGTTCGTCGTCGCATTCCCGGAGGACACCGCGGCTGCCGAGGCCGCGGTCGCCAGCGACCTCCCGTCCGAGCGGTTCTGGTGGCAGGACGACGACCCCAACCCCTGGAACCGGCCGCCCGACGGGGACGAGTCTGGCACTGCACCCCAGCCCGTCGAGGAAGCCGTCCGCGAGGCGCTGGCCGGGGGAGCACCGTGACGTTCGCGCCGAGGACGTGGGTCGTGGGCGAGGTCGTCACCGCCGCGCAGCTCAACACTGAGATCCGCGACCAGTTCAACTCGATGTTCGCGGCGTGGACGACGTACAACCCCATCTGGACCGCCAGCACTACCAACCCGTCACTGGGCAACGGCACGCTGACCGGCCGCCACATGAAGATCGGCCGCACGGTCATCACCCACATCAACCAGATCATGGGCAGCACCACCACGTACGGCAGCGGCAACTACAACTGGACCATCCCGTTCCAGGCCGCCAACGCCGGCGCCACCTACGTCGGCTCCGCTCAGCTCCTCGGCACCGCCCGGTGGGGCGGCCAGACGGTCATCTCCCCGAACGCGACGACGCTGTCCGCGCACTTCGCCCGCTCGACCACGGACACCCGCATCGACTTCATGAACGCCACCCGCCCCGAGACCCTCGCAGACACCGCCCAGCTGCGCATGACGTTCGTCTACGAAGCCGCGGCCTGACCCCCCGATCGGAGCTGATCATGCCCGCACCGACGCCTGGGCGCATCGTCCTGTACCGGCTGACGGAGGACGACGCACGGCACATAACCCAGCAGCGCCACCACCACGGCCTGAACGGCAACTACGTGCGCGAGGGCGACCGCTACCCGGCCGTCATCGTCCGCAACTTCACCGGCAACCCGGCCGACGTCTGCAACCTCAAGGTGCTGCTGGACGGTGAGGGCACCCACTGGGCGACCTCCCGCCACCAGGGCAAAGAGCCCGGCACCTGGTCGTGGCCGGAGCGTGCGTGATGGCCACCCCGCTCACCGCAGCACGCTTCCTTCAGGCACTGCGTGACGAAGGCTGCACGGTCGTCGAGGTCGGCGACTGGCGCAACCACAACCGCAACCAGGCCGGCGCCTGGGGTCCCGTGCACGGCGTGATGATCCACCACACCGTCACCTCCGGCAGCGCCCGCACCGTCGAACTCTGCCGCACGGGCTACACCAACCTGCCGGGCCCGCTGTGCCACGGCGTCATCACCAAGGACGGCCGCATCCACCTCGTCGGCTACGGCCGCGCCAACCACGCCGGCGCCGGCGACCCCGACGTGCTCCGCGCGGTGATTGACGAGCGAGCGCTGCCCGCCGACAACGAGGCGAGCACGGACGGCAACCGGCACTTCTACGGCTTCGAGTGCGAGAACCTGGGCGACGGCCAGGACCCGTGGCCCGCCGCGCAGGTCGACGCGATCGTCCGCGCGTCCGCCGCCCTGTGTCGCGCGCACGGCTGGGGCCAGACCGACGGCAGCGCGCACACGTCAACCATCGGGCACATGGAGTGGCAGCCCGGCAAGGTCGACCCGCGCCCCGCGCCGGGCGGCGCCGACGTCCGCATGCCCACCCTCCGCGCCCGCGTCGCCGAGCGCCTGAAGCACCCGCCGAACTGGAACCCCGACCAGGAGGACGACGTGGCCCTGACCGAAGACGACGTGAGGCGTGTCGCTGACGCCGTGGTGGCGAAGCTGCTCGCCGGAGGCGGCGCGCTGGAGAACGGCGACCTCGACCGTATCTGGAGCCGCGACGTCATCCCCGCCGCCCGGCCCCCGTACGCCAACGCGGACTACGAGCAGAACAAGACCTGGACCCCCAAGTACACGCTCCAGACGACCGCCGAGCACAGCCGGGAAGCAGTTGCCGTCCTGAAGCAGCTCGCCGCGCAGCTCTCTCCGCAGGCGCTTGCCGCGGCCGTACGAGAGGCCCTCGCTGACGAGGTCACCGTGCACCTGGACATCACCACTGGGGAGGGCTGACACATGAGGGTGTCTCGCTACGCCAAGGCGTTCGTCGCCGCCATCGTCGCCGGCGGCGGATCCCTGGGGACCGCGATGCAGGACGGCGTTGTCACGCAAGCCGAGGGCGTCACCGCCCTGCTGGTCGCGCTGGGCGCGCTCGGGGCCGTATGGCGGGTGCCGAACCGGGAGCCGAAGGACCCGGCATGACCGCGGCCCCGGACCCGACGACCAACATCGCGGTCGAGATCGCTCAGCTACGAGGGGAGATCCACACGGGCCTGGAGCAGATCAAGGGCACCCTCGGAGTCCTCGTCGAGCGCACGGACCGCAACACCGCAGATGTCCGGCAGCTGCGCGCCGACACCGACGCGCACGTCCGCCAGCTGAGGGCCGACATGGAAGGGGAACTCCAGAAGATCCGAGACGAGGAGGTCAGGCCCCTCCGAGCGAAGGTCGAGGCCCTGGAGGAGCGCCGCTTCCCCCTGCCGGTGCTCGGCGCACTGGCCACCATTGGCGCCCTGCTCGCCAGCGTCATCGGCCTCATCGTCACCCGCTGAAGCAAGAAGCCCCCGCCGTCCGCCCTGATGGGCCGACGGCGGGGGCTCTTCGGCGTGCCCGGAGCAGCGCCGGTTCAGTTGAGGCTCGGCCCGCCCCCCGGCATGGGCATCCTCCTGAATCCGCGCGCGGCCATGGCTTCCTCCTGCCAGGCGAGCATCAGCTCGGAGGCCTCTTCCATCCGCGCCGGGTCATGACCGCCGCCCTCACGGAAGAACTTCACCAGCGGGCCCCCAGCGGCTGCGTCGGCGTCGCACAGCCGACAGAGCTGGATGACGACCGGTTGCCCGAACGCGTCGGTGACGGGCATCTGCCCACTGACGATCACTTCATCGGCGCCGCATCGCGCGCACGGCGGCTGGCTGGGAACACGGTGGACTTCGTGGCGCATTTCAACCCCCCTGCCTTGGGGCGGCCATCTAACGACCGTGGGGCGAATGCCGTCAAGAGGGTCGCAAACATCCGCTCAACCTATTGCCGTTCAGGCCACCTTGGCGCATTGTGGTCGCTCCATCGCCTCACCGGCGTCCCCTTCCGGGTACCGGCGCCTCCCGGGGGCGATGGGGCGTCCCCTCGCGCGAGGCAACGCAGGGGCGCTGCATCGGTGCCCCGGCCGCGCTCCCCCCGTCGCAGGCCGGGGCACCGAGCTGAACAGCCTGCATGGCCGCTCAGCCAGCCCAGCCCACGTCGTACACCTCGATCCCGTCCGCGTACGTAGTGAAGGCCACCCACGACCGCGCCCCGAAGGCTACGTCCCAGCCACCAGGCGCCGGCCACACCTCCGACTGCACGAGCACGGCGGCGATCAGTCCTATGACCTCCTGGTGGCCCGACTCGGGCAGTTCCTCCAGGACCGCTTCCACCCGCGGCACCAAGTCCACCCTGTACGTCATCACGCACCCCGTGCTCGTGATCTGCTAGGGAAGCACCGTACGACGGTCATGCCTGCTTGAGGCGGGCCTGTGGATAACTCATCGACCGGCCAGTCCGTACGGAGATCAGCTTCGGTCTGCCGGTCGTGGGATCCGGCCGGTAGACGAGGCCGTAATCCCGGCCGAACTGGTTCGCTTCCGCAGCGGAACCGCCCAGGGAGCGCAGATGGAACGCGTACGCCACGGACGCCATTTGCTCGGGTGTCAGGATCAGTCGCCACCGGTTGTCCGGGCCACTGAAGCGGGCGGCCCGGACCCGCTCGCTCAGTTCCTTCGCCGGGGGATGGTGCAGCCGGTCCCCAAGGTTGACGTACTGGCGCAGCGCGTCCATCTGAGCAGGACGGAGTTGCACCAGCAGCTCGCCCGGCGCTGGCTGATCGGGGATCGGTGCTGGCGCCGGACCGGCGTCCGCGTAGGCGAGCACGTCCTGACCGAGAGGGGAGAGCCGGGCGGCCCACGCCACCCGTCGTTCCATGGGCAGCGCCGCTCGCTCCTCGATAGACGCGAACGTCACAAGACCCTGCTTCGCTGCGGACTTCACTGCCCGCCGTTGCTCGGGGCCCAGGTCGCTGTCCAGTACCCAGCCGTGGGCGGCTGCTTGCTCGCGCTTGTGAAAGGACCGCAGTGCGGCCAACAGGGTCCGCCTGTCGCTCATCCTCACCTCACCCTCACCGTCGATGAAAGCAGACAGTAGGGGATTGGTCACCCAATGCGCTGGCCGATGGGGAGATCCGAGTCGCGGAGTCGGCGGCCGGGCCGTAGACCGGACGTATGGTGCTCCAGCCGCCGGTGGAACCGATGCTGGCGCAGGCGCGCGACAGTGTGCCGCCGCGCGGCGCGCTGCCGGGTGAGCTGCGGTTCCAGCCCAAGTTCGACGGCTACCGGGCTTTGCTCTTCACCCCGTCGCCGCCGCTCGCCCCGGTGCTCTTGCAGTCCCGTCGGGGCAGCTTCATACAGGACCGCTTCCCCGAGCTGGTGCGCGCGGCCGACCAGCTGCCCGACGGCCTGGTCCTCGACGGCGAGCTGGTCGTGTGGGTCGAGGACCGCATGTCGTTCGAGGCGCTCCAGCGGCGCGCAGTCTCTGGCGGCCGGACCGCGGCCCGCCTCGCCGCCGAGCTGCCGGCGCACCTCATCGTCTTCGACCTCCTCCAGACCGGCGGCCAGGAGCTGCTGCACGTGCCGTACGGGGAGCGCCGCGCCCGACTGGAGCAGCTCTTCACCGACTACGAGCTGATGCCTCCGTGGACGCTGTGCCCGGAGACGAGCGATCCGGCGACGGCGCAGGAGTGGCTGACGTCCTGGACGCAGGTCCCCGGGGTCGAAGGCCTGATGATCCGAGGCACGGAGCAGCGGTACCTGCCGGGCGCCCGCGCGCTCTTCAAGGTCCGCCGCCGCGACACCACCGAGGCGGTGATCGGTGCGATCACCGGGACCCTGGCGCGACCGCAGACGCTCGTGCTGGGGCGCTTCGACGAGACAGGCTCCCTGCGGCCGGTCGGACGGAGTACGCCTCTGCGGCCGGACGCGGCCGGGCAGCTGGCCGAGCGGCTGGTGCCAGCCTCTCCCGGGCACCGGTGGGAGGGGGTGCGGTTCACCACGTCGTGGGGGTCGCGGGCACCGCTGGACGTGGTCCTGGTCCAGCCGAGCCTGGTCGCGGAGATCGACGTGGACACCGCTCAGGACCGAGGGGCCTGGCGGCACCCGGTGCGGTTCGTACGGCTCCGTGTGGACATGGAGCCCAGCGACGTGGCCGCCTTCGGGGAGGGCGCGGTGCCGGCGGCTGGGTGAGGCACGGATCAGCTCGGCGGGTGGGCGGCGTCCCACTGGCAGGCGGGGCACAGGATCTCGGCGCTGCGCCCGTACCGGCGGGTGAGCCCCGAGCAGCGTGGGCAGTAGCCCACCTCGTCGGGGTGGCAGCCGAGCAGGCGCGCGGCAGCGGTCCGGTCTGTCGAGGGATCGATGCGCTGCGGTCTGCCGTCCATGTGCTCGAATGTACGTCCCGCCCTGTGCCCGGGCAGCTCACAGGGTGCTAGTCCAGGAACCCGAGGGCTGTGTCCGGCCGGCAGAAGGTGCACGGGGGGATCTGCTGGCGGAGGGCGTCGAGCGCTTGTTCCCGGCTCACCGGGGTGCACCGCCCGCTCTTCGCTGCGGCCCAGCAGTTCCCGGTGTGGACGGCGTCCACGTTGTCCCGGTTCAGGCCGTGCTGGAGTAGCCAATCCGGGGGAGGCGGCTGACGCGCTTCCCCGAGGTGCCGCTCGGCCTCCCGGCGTTCTTCGGCGGCTATCCAGCGGTCGATCTGCGCCAGGCCCGCCGTCGCCTGCTGTACGAACACGCGCCGGGCGAAGCGCAGCAACTCCAGACGGGACGGCTCTTCACTCACGGCCCAAGATTACGTCGACTTGCGAACAAAATCGAACGCACGATCTAATCTGGTCGTCGCAAGGTGGCGGGTGGACTACCTCGCCTGTGACTGAGCGCGGTAGCTGGCCCCTGAGCGTTCTCAGGGCCGTCGGGTGGTGGGGCTGGCACCTCGGCTGGGCTGTTCGACTGCGGACCGGCCGTGTGGCCAGTGGTTCGGGATACGGTGCCAAGTGACGGGCCGGACGGAGATCGTGAGGGACTCGCGGCCATGGGGGGTGGGTCGTACAGGCCCCGGCACCCAGCTCGGGACTGGAGGTATCTTGCCGTGTCCCCACCCCCCAACCCCGCATTCTGTCCTGATGAGCAGTTGACCAGGAGGAAGGGCGCGATCATCCGTGAGCGAGGTCGTCCACGGGGTATCCGGCTCGCATAGCGCGCGCACGATACGGCAATGGCCCCCGCTGTGAGAGCGGGGGCCATTGAGCGCATCCCGGAGACCGGCTCCGGGGGTACCGTTCTGGTGTCGAGTCAGAACGGAGTTTCAGTATGCCCGACGGCACGGACAACCACATCGGTACGCGCGTGCGGATCGCACGCAACGCGGCCGGGCTGACCCAGAACGAGATGGCCGGCTTCCTCGACCGCACCGAGCACTGGGTGCAGCAAGTCGAGACGGGAAAGCTGCCGCTGGACCGCTACTCCCTCATCACTGCGATCGCCGATGTCACCGACGTGGATGTGGTGTGGCTGCTTGGCCAGCCCTACCGGCTCCAGCGCGACGGCGGCTCCCTCGCGCACGCTCACATCCCCGCCCTGCGTACGGGCCTGCGCCGCGCCGGCCTCATCCTGTCCGGGCATCCAGGCCTGCCCGCTCAGGGAACACCCGTGGCCTCCGATGACCTCACCACCCGGACCGCCAAGGCGAACGAGGCACGCCAGGCTGCGAACTTGCCGAAGGTGGCTACCGTCCTCCCAGGGCTGATCGAGGATCTCAACACGGCGCTGCTGACCCATGAAGGCCAGGCGCGCGAAGAGGCGCTCAGACTGCTGGTGGACGCTGCCCGCACGGCCCGTATGTGCCTGAACCAGTTGGGATACCCGGACCTGGCTTGGGTGGCTGCCGAAGTGGCTGCCGGCGCGGCGACGGTGCTGGACGACCCGATCGTCAAGGCGGCCGTGGCGTGGGACCGGTGCGGGGCGCTCCTGCACCAGGCGTCGCTGCCGGAAGCGATGGCGGTCGCCGATGCCGCCCTGCGTGACCTGGAGCCGCTGGCGACCACGCGTGATCCTGAGAACCGGGTGCTCTCCCTGCGCGGTGCTCTGCACCTGCGGGCCGCTGTGGCGGCAGCCCGCGGCTCTCGGGCGGATGACGCCTGGGCGCGCATCGACGCTGCGCTGGAGGACGCCGATCGCCTGGGCCCCACGTGGCATGACCTGGAGCAGCAGACCGTGTTCGGGCGCGGCACTGTCGCAGTTCACGCGGCGGAGGTCGGTGTCGAGGTGCAGCAGCCGGACACCGGGCTTCATAAGGTGAAGAACGCCGACATTAAGGCGGTGCCCAGCAAGGAGCGGCAGACGCACTACGAGATCGACCGGGCCCGCGCTTACGAGAAGATGGGCCGCCTCCCCGCGGCGGTGGTGACGCTGAAGGCGGCGGCCAGCAAGGCCCCGTACTACGTGCACGCGGACCCGATGGCCCGCGCCCTGGTGCAGAACCTCGCGCAGAAGGGCGTGCCTTCCCAGGCTGCTGCTCTGTCGTCGCTCATCAGGAGCATGGAACTCGTCTCCTAGGGGCGCCTGCTGACGGCTCCTCATAACGACCCTCAGAATTTCTGAGGGTCGTGCCCTTTTCTCGGGTCCATCGTGGATACCTCACTGACCGTCAACAGGCGATCACCGCGAGGGGCGTGATGTACGGTCCGATCGATACCCGAGATCCCGCATCCTGCGCAGCCGCGTACACCGGCATCCTCCGCTGGCCCGTCGCCGTCGGGTACCGGTACCGGCCGCGTGGCGGCTGTACCTGCGGCACGCCCGAGTCGTGCCCTGCACCGGGCGCGCATCCGTTGCCCGGCCCTGTCACCGTGTGTACGGCCGAGCAGCTCGGCGACGAACTCGCCGCTTCTCCCGGCGCTGCCTTGATCGCCCCCACTGTCTCGTTCGACGCGATCGCGCTGCCTAGGGAGTACGGCATGGCGGCGATGATTTCTCTCGATCGTGTGGCGCCGGTGCCGTGCCTGATGGAGGGCGACCGGGCGATGCTGCTCGTCCTGCCGTCCACGGGTCGGTACGCGGTGGGTGGCATGACGGACTCCGCGGTTCAAGTGCGGTCGGGACCGACCGGATGGGTGGCCCTGCCGCCGAGCCACGGGGTCCGCTGGGACACCCCGCCGTGGCACGAACAGGCTCACCAGCCGCTGCCTCTGCTGCACGGTCAGGATCTCCGCTCTCACCTGGACGAGGCGCTACGGGTCGTCGCGCCGCAGGCAGCGGACTCCATGGCTGTGCAGCGGAGCTGACCTGCAAGACATCGATAGACCCCGGCGGCCGGGCGAACGGCCCCGGGGCATGGCCAACGCTGCGAAGGAGCGTCGACAGTGGAATTCCTATCACAGGCACTCGAATGGGTAAGGGCGGTCGTGTTCCGACCGCGGGTCACGGGGCGGCACCGCCGCACCTCCACCCCCCGCGCGGTGCGGCCGATCCCCTCCCCGCCGTCGCCGGATGTCTGCGGCGCGCGGCTCGTCACCGCTCGCAGTCACCGCCGGAAGCGGTACACCCCGCCCGCGGAAGCATCGTGGGAGCCGACGGACGTCCTCGTCCGGCCCTACGTGGCGCGCCTGGGGGCGGATATCTACGCGACCGCCCAGGCGGGCCCTTCGGGGGGTGAGCGGTGGTGGTGACCTACAACCCCATCCCCGGCGACCTGGTCGAGGACACCGGCCTGAAGAAGATCGGCAAGGTGATGGGCTTCGTCGGCCCGTACGTGCAGCTGCGCCCGGTCGGTGGCGGCACCGAGTGGGACGCGGAACGGGACATGCTGAGGCCGGTCACGATCGGCGAGGCACTCAGCGCGGGCGTGTCGGTGGCGAACGCCCGATCGCGGGGTGAGCTGCCGTGACCACGACCCTTGCGACCGACACGGCCGACGGCCTGTCGGCGGAGTGCACGCTGGCACAGCGTCAGGACTACGGGTACATGCACCGCGACTGCCGCCGGACCAAGGACATTCCGCTGCCTCACTCCAGCCGCGTCCTGCTGGTACGGCGGTGCGGGTGCTCCTGCCACCGGAAGGCGGGTGGGCTGCGATGAACGTGGCGGACGGCATCCCCCCGGCGGACCTTGCGACCATGCGCGACACGGTCCGCCGCATGATCGGTCCCGGCGCACAGCCGCCGACCGGCGAGGACCTGGACCTGCTGACCAGCGCGCTGCGCGGCCACATCGAGCTGATCATCCCCATGGTCGACCAAGCCGCCCGCAAGCTGCCCCAGTACTACCCGCTCCGCGACGGTGGACTGGTTGCCGTCTGGTCAGCGCGCAAGAAACTCAGCGCCACCGTAGACCCGGGACCGGGCGGGTTGGCTGCGCACGCCGTGGAGCTGGCCTACGCCCTCGACTTCCTCTGTGACCGCTACGAGAGCCTGCGGTCGCCTGCCCCGGCGTAAGGGGCCCCATGGCGACCGCAGGGTCAGGGTCGCACCCACAGACGCCCGTCCCGTCGGGGGACCGCAAGCCTCCGGCGGGGCGGGTTCCACCCCGCCCGCCTCCCCGCACACCGGGACAGACCGAGCGCCGAGGCAGGCCCTTCCGCGCTACCACCCGCAACCAACTGGAGAGACC